ATTCTTGTAACTACTGTTTCCTTGATACCATCCTTCACTCTGATTTCTTCATCTTCTGAAACAGAATAATCGTAGCATTCAATTTCTACGAAGTAGTGTGCTAGTCTAATCTTTCCTCTTCCGTCCAGCTTATCTGCAGATATTCCAGCCTGTGAAGCTTGGAATTGCTTGACCATTCGGTTCTTAATCTCTGTCTTGTCTTCTGTGAAAGTGAAACGATTGAGATTTTCAAGGTACTCCATAGAGATATTTGCGACCCCAAGTCCAACTCTTTTTTCTTTGAGTTCTGGGTATTGTTCATACATTTCATCTGATATTCCGCATTTAAGTATTTGAATAGGTATTGTAGGGCCATCGTAGTCCATATACTGACTGATGTCAATCTTAGTCTCAAAGCTAGCCTTGTAGTTCTCTGTCTTAGTTGTCGCTACCTGTGAGATACCACTAACAGATAGCAACAACAATACAATAATATGAGTCAGTTTTTGCATTTTTTGACTTATGTTTTTATTTATCTTTCAAAAGTCCACATTTCTGACACTCAAGTTCTCCATCTCCGTCAGAGTCTCCCCACACGTGCTCACATTGTCTGTGTGCGTGATATTCAAATTCTAACTTCTCCATTTCTTGCTTGTGCTCTTGCTGGTCAATCTCCATTACTTGTCTGTGTTCTTGCTCGTCTTTTGCAAGTTCAAACTTCTGCTTGTTCTCTGTAACAGCTAAATCTCTTGCTGCTTCAGCACCTTTGATGAATGCATCAGGGATAATTGGCGTTGGAGTTTTATTTGTCTCCTTCATATCGTTTGTATGCGATAAACTAACACCATCTTCCTCGTCCATCTTCTGTACTAACATCTTGTCTTTGTCAGCATCAGAGTAGTAGTAGTCTATAATCTTACCATAGCTACCAATGAATGCACCTAATAATAACAATAACAGCTCCTTCCATTCTGCTGCCATTGCTGTACCTGTAGCGATTGCTGTGAATATCCCTAAAAGGATTAATACGAATAGACCTAATACGATGGCTGTTACATACCATCTTTTCTCCATTAAACTATTTAAAAGGTCTTTAAAGCCTGATTGCTGTTTATTGTTTTCCATATGCTTGCGATTGTTTCTTGATTACTTTTTACTAATTGAGCTTTCTTTACGCCTGAACGTACACTACGTTTTGCTCTAGGCTTTGGTGATTTGTTTGCCATATTACCAAGCTGCTGGTTTTTCTTTGAACTCATCCGCTTCTTTCTTAGGCTTTGCTGGCTTTTCTTTTTCTACTACCTTTTCTTTTAAGATAACAGTCTTGCCACCACCTCCTGCTGGAGCTGTTTGTGTTTGCGTATTCTGAATATTAATTACAGGTGCAGCTTGTACAGGTTGAGGTTTATCGTCTCCTCCACCAAACAAAGTTGAAGCTAACCAAGCCCCACCAGCCGTTACAACTGTAGCTATAGTACCTAATATTGTTTTTTTTAGACTAGAGCCTGTGCTCTCTTGTTCTTCTGACATATGTTTATTGTTTTAAGATTGGAGTACGTGTTTGCGTACCTTTAATATTCATCAAAATTAAGTCATAACTGCCACTTTGCAAATCCGACAAGTTTTCTTGCTTTATCAAAGTACCATCCATAGAACTGATGCCGTATGACTTATAGATTTTACCACCCATTCCCTGAATAGTCACATTGTATTGTGTATTAGGTTCTAGGTTAAATGTCATTGTAATAGGGCCAGTCGTAGGGGTAGGATAAACGTTAGCGTACCCTACCTTGTCTGGTTTAGTAAGTTGAGGCATAGGAGCATCGTAGACCTTTCTACAAGAGATTATAGAAACGATACAGCAAAGGATTATAGTTTTTCTCATTTATTTGAAGTTGTTTGTGCCGATTAAACGAATATTGCTTGTTGTTAAATTGATTCCCACTTGGTTGCCCTTGTTGTCGGATGCATCCATATTATCAGTCACATTTAAGTATGTGTTGATATCTACGCCAGGCACGAGAGTTTTGAATTTAAGTACATATGGCGCACCCTTGCCTGTTAATGGTTCTTTCAATGTTTTATCTATACCACCAAAACGAATAACGCCATTCTTATCCGTAAAAAAGTTTAACCAAGAAGCATTTGTATTAGACTGTACCTCTAGCAACTGAAGTTTAGTTGCATCGTAAGATACCTCAAACTGCAATCCACAGATATTATTTGTGCCTAAGTCTGTAATTATAGGAATATTGATATTGTCTGAATTTACGATTGTAGTCGCAATGTAAACACCTATAGGAGTCTTTGTAGGTAAAGGAGTATTTACAAAGCTAAATGACTTGATTGTACCATCACTAGCCACTACCTGAGAACTATGGCTTCTGTTCACATCACCTGCGATTAGATAGTTTAAATCTAGCGTCTTATTGGTAGTAGTTGTACGGAAATACACAAAGTCTTGAACAGGTAAGCTGTCTGCGCCAAATTGCTCACGATTGTAAGTATATACTTTTGGTTCTATGTAAGCTGTATTTGCTACCTGAGCTAATAACAGATAAGGGTCAGCACCATCAAACTTCCCGTTGTAGTTTACATCAGCAGCTAACCAACCAGCTCCTGTCTTTAAATTAGTCTTATTAAACGTACCATCTAGGTTTACATTACCAAACTCATTTAGGGCTGCTGTAGCATCTGATACAGTAATGGCACTTAGGAGCTTATTTTGGAGGCTATCTATATTAACTGATACTTTATATGTCGTATTAGCTTTTAGCTCGCTAGCAGCCTTAAAAACACCATTTACATCTGGAGCAAAAGAAACAGCTTGGTTGGTTGCACTATCTACGAATCTTATCGTAGTAGGTATAGCTGGGTTCTTATATAAGTTACCTGTTACTAAGGTATTTGCATTAGCATCTAAAGTAATGAATGCACTTCTAGGGTCAGGTAAGTTAGTCTGTATACCAGCTCCGTCTGAACGCCATCCAGCAACGAAGTTCATATACAAGCTATCGTAGGCTGTACCAGCAGGAACGTTATTTACCTTTATACGAATCTTAAGGTACTTCCCATCACGAAACCCATTATCTGAAGTAACTGTAGTGTAGATTCGTTGTATAGCATTATCGCTGTTCTGTGACCAAGTATAATTAGCGTTATAATAGTTTTGTGTACCATTTCTAGTGTAGTTGTTTGAGTTTCTAAGGTATGTATAGCCAGGATGGAAGTTATTCTGAATACTAATATTAGCACCTTGAGGAAGCGTGCTACTATCCTGACCTGCAGGAAAGGCTGTTACATCTAGAATGGTAAACGTTTTGTAGTTGTACTGAAAGTCAAAATACAATGTCCTTGTATATGACATATTTTCTCTATACATAACAACCATATCTACAGTATCTCCCTTCTTAACGGAAGTACCACCTATATTACTATTGATATTAGCCCTTTGTAGGTAGATATCAGGGACTTGGGCCTTTATTGTCAATATTCCAAATATTGCAATAAAGCTAAAGAGGCAATTTTTCCAACAATTCATAGCAAGTTTTTTTAAGTGCTGTGCTAAGGTTCTGCTGGTTAAATTTTCCGTCGGTTCCGACAAGAAGTGTTGAAGTTGACACCTCAGATGCGCTACCTTCAGCTAGGACTGCCTTGGATTTTTTACCATCCTTTTCTACGTAGCCCTTGATTCTGATAACGATATCTGTGTTGTCTTTATGGAATATTGATAAATTGCTTTGAGTTTTCAATACGTCCATATAAATCAACTCGGCAAAGATAATGTTTTTGGAAGAAGGGTTCAAGCTGTAACCTTTGTCCTGTACGATTTCGCTGATGATGTTAGCTACGCCAAACTCTATTTTTCTGTTACCTGCTAGGTCTCCTAGCTTAATGCTGTTAGTTACAGACACATTGATGTCTTGTGCGTATATACTTGCTGAAAATAACAAAGCCCCTAATAATAAGAGGCTTCGTGTTTTAGTTGGGTTAGTTTTCATACCTACAAAGGTACAACAGGAGCTTCAGATTTAACCTCCTCAGCTTCTACTACCTTTGCTTCAGGTTTAGCCAATAACTTGTCTAACAAGATTGGATAATAGTCTTCTGTTTCAATGTTGTATAATTCACCAGCATTGATTTTTGGAACTTCTACATTCTTCTCAATAGATTCTAATTCTTGAATCTTCTTGAACAGCTCGTCTTGCTTTTCAGGCTTTACAATCCACATCTCGCCTTCTTGCTCACCTAATTCCTTGAAAATTTCTAAACGAGACTCTTCAAAGCCTTTTACATCTTCAGCAATCTTCTTGTTCAAGTCATTGCTTAAAATGTGTTTAGCACGAATGCTTAATTTGTGGCTTAATAAGCCTTTAGAGCGTTCACCTGTTTGTTGGTTAATTACTCTTCCGTTTAATTCGTCGCTTAACGCTACGATTTCACCTAATGTCAACTTCATATTATGATTGGTTTAAATGTTTTTCGTCTACTTCTGCCCAGCGATTGTCTGGACAAGCTCCTTTTACAGGGCTATATATCTTAGCTTTTAACGCGCAACCACACAGCCCACAATGGATAAAAGGAGTAGTGCGCTTATGCTCACATCCTTCGCATATCTGTATTCTTTCTGCTGCTAATACTGATTGGGCATCGTCTGGATTAAACATTATAGCCCAAGCCTTAAAGATTTCCTCAATTTTAGTCATCGGTCTTTGCTTTGTTATAGAGCAAATATAAGAATTATTCCGCTATAGGAGCAGGAGTTTCTTCAGTAATCCAAGGAGCTTTCTTAGTAACTACAAGAGGATTCTTTTGAGTCTCTATTTTAGCATCTAATGCGTTGTCAATAGCAGCCACATCTAAAGTAGCTTCTAACCATTCTACCATAGTAGCTTCTGTTAAGTCATTAAACTCAATGAAAGACTCAGGCTCAGGTAAAGTGATTGTACAAGCACCATATGTATCAGCTGTATAAGTCTTGTCATCTACTACTTCTGTAGCTTGTTTACGCCAATGAATTACAGATACTACATCTGTCATTGCGTCAATTGAAGGTTTGCAATCTAGGGCTGCAATAACCCATTTTTTTGTATTTGCCATATTATTTGTTTATTTTGTTAAAAGACCAATTAGTGTCCAAATTAAAATCATTGAAATAATTGATAATATTTTTGTCTTCATATTATTTGTTCTTTAAAATATCTATTTCTGCTTTTAATTCTTTTACAACTTCTACTAATAATCCTACAACTCCATTATAGTTTAATGCTTTTGTTCCGTCATCATTTGGTCTAACTATTTCTGGTATTATTTGCTCAACCTCTTGAGCTATCAATCCAGCGTCTTCAAGTATATTAGATAAATGCATTCTTGCTGGCGCATTATCCTTCCAAGTGAAAGTATATCCATTTATTTTAGAAATTTTATCTAATGGATTAGATATTTTTACTATGTTTTCTTTTAATGTCAAATCAGATAAAGAACCATTTTGTGTTAAAGAGCCATTTATAGTAAGGTTACCACCTCCATACAAGCGCATTTTTTCATAACAGTTATTTAAATTAGTTGTACTAGAGTCGTGAACAAAAAATCTTAAATCTAATTCCCACCCAGCACCTGCATTTGTTCTACCAGATGCAATTCCTGATTTATGAGGCCCTACAGAAAACCAATATCCGACTAAATTATCTGTAGTTCCAGAAATTGAATTATATAATTCATATCCCTTTGCTTGAGAATCAAAGGTAACACTACCACTTGTTATAGTAGAGCCTGTTACATAGTTAGTAATTTGTCCAATTCCATCAGAAGTTCCTACACAAAATTTACCAGCTATATTAATTCTTGCTCTTTCAGGAGCTCCACTTCCAGTGCTGAATACTAAATGGTTTGTTGCATTTATACCCATATTACCGATAGAGCCACTAGCCACAACTTGATTAGCCACACCGACATACCCAACAAGATTCCCAGAGTGTGCATATGCTACATATGTTCCATCACTTTTGTCAAAAAGAGCCGACCCATTTACTTCTAAATTATATCCAGCAGCTGTAGTTTTGTTTATTAAAACTAATCCAGTACTAGTCAATCTTAATCTTTCTGTATTATCTGTATCAAATGCTAAATAACCTGCTTGGTAGTTTGTAACTCTATAATTACCGCCAGCCGTTCCACCGAACTCTATATTTCCATTTAATCCTAATAATCCTCCGCCTAGCGTACTTGTAGTATTAATTCTAACTAACCCAGCATTTGTAATAGCAAATTTTTCAGCAAATGTAATAGCATTACCAGCTGTACCAGTTCCTGCCGTAGAAAAAGTAAGACCTCCATCTGCACTAACATTTAATTGAGATGCAGCTTTATTTGTTGTATGATATATATACCCAGTCCCATTAAAATAATTGTTAACGCCAATTTTCATATCAGCATTATTAGTCTGAAACGCTATATGTTGACCATAACTACCACCTTGAATAGCTATAAATGGTGTCCCCCAAGAACTTGGAGTAGCTCCAACGCCAATATGACCATTGTTTGTAATTCTCATTCTCTCTAAAGGAGAAGAGCTACCGCCTGGCAAAGTCCAAAAAGTAAGATTGCCATTACCTGTGCTAGTTGATTCATCCCAAGAACGAATTCTAGCCATTTCATAATCATTATATCCTCTAAATGATAAATCTAAATATAATGGAGAACCAGATGTTCCAGCTACTCTGTTTGATACAATGGATATGTTGCCTCCAGAACTTGTACCTATCGCTATGGCAGAACCCTGATTTGATGTTATATTGCTTGTACCTACGCCAACATTTCCGTTATCTAGAACAGTAAATCCATTTACAAGTTTACCAAGTTTAAAAGTATTACCCATTTTATATTATTAGCAGTCTACAATATTTTCAGCTCCATATAAACCTATAAGTTTATCTTTTAGCTTTTCGTAGCCGTATGCAAAGATACTTACATTTTCTAAGGTTGCTATATCAATACTAGGTATGTATATAGTCTGTCCTATAGCCTCACATTTAGCAATTACCTCACTAATTTCTGTAGCTGTAGTCTTATCTTCTAAATCAGACTGAGCATTGAATACCTCTAACATAAGCACTACATTGCTGTATTTGCTTACGATATATCCGCATATTCTTACATACGCTTCGGAGGTTACTCCTTTGTCAGTCTCTATTTCAGTTACAATTTTAAGTCCCATATTCTTTATTTTAAATTTATACGCTTCCGTACCATAAACCAAACTCTACAGTATATGTAGTTCCAGGGTCTACTGTAAAACTATATGATATAGCTGTATATCCTGCATTGGTATTTGTGTTAGCCCTTCTTACCCCATTCACATTGATATAAGAATAGATAGGTTGACAAGGAGATACACCATAACCATTACTAAAAGCTGTTACTGTACAAGTACTTCTACCTCTAGCATAGATAGTTCCATTACCACCAAAGGTCAGGAATGTACCTGCGTTTGTACCTCTTTCTGAGTTAGTAATGTTATAACCTGCGTTACCACCACCACCATAGGGGCCGTAATAGTATCCTCCTACATCTTGTCCCTCTAATTGACCATAAGTATCCATAGACATAGAACAGCCATCATATAGCTGCCCTGTATTCTGAGAATAGTTTATGACTGCAGGAGGCAAAGTATACCCATAGAACTCAGATAAAGAGTCTGGCGTAGACTTACCTAATGTTGAACTCAATCCTCTTAAATTGGATGTAGACACATTCAGTTCGGTACGAACAGCATTTATACTTATTGCTCCACTAGAAGGTAATGCCATATTACGCTAATTCATTTGTTCTAGTAGCTGCTTCTTCATTCATTTGAGCTGCTGTTTTTACCCACTCATTTGTGAACGCTGCTGCAACGATTTCATCTTTAGAACCTGGAATAGATTGACCAGCTGCTAAGAATTTCTCTACTGCAATCTTTACGATTTCATCTACAGCAATTCTTGCTCTTTCTTTCATAGCATTCTCTACCCAATCTTGAGGGTCTAATGCTACATACTCCATACCTTTTTTTTCTGTCTCTGTTAATGTTACTGTGTAATTCATATATTTTATTTATTATATTAAAAATCCGCTAAATTGACTTTCAAATTGTATGCCAGTTGAACCTGATGCAATAATAGCACGAGCTTCAACATAATCCCCAGCATTTAAATTTAGAGTTGCACAAACTGTTAATGTATGGTAATTTGAAGAATAACCACTAGGCCCTGCAATAGCGTGACCAAATGAAAAGTTTGTAGTACTACCAGTTGCACCATTTATTGTAAAGAATAATCTTATATATGTTCCAGATGTTGAGCCATCAAATCTAGTTGTTGAAGAGAATTGATATCTTCCTGCAATAGGTGCAGTAAATCTACCATTAGATGTATTATAATGACTTCCAGTATTATGATGAACATTCCCAAAAATAATAACAGTACCTGCCCCATCCCCTCCAGAAACGCTTTGATTATCTCCACTTCTAAATGCCTGAAACGAAGGTTGTCCAGGTCTATCCATTCTACCAGCAAAATATGAAAGCCCTGCAGCTGAATCTATATACGCAACAAGGTCTCCTAAAGACCCATCCGCAGTTGGCTTTCTTACGCTTAATTTTCTATTACTTGCAGCATTGTCTCCCTGAAAAGAAAATCCATCTTGAATAAGAAATCCAAATCCAGTACTTAATCCTGTTCCTGTTGATTCGCAGAAAATACCAGCTGCTTTATTTGCTATAGTAGACGCTTGATATAAAGTCATAATTGCACCACCTACATCTAATCTTGCTCTTGGTGATGCCATACCTACTCCTGTATTACTCCCAAATGGGTTTATTAAAAGTGGAGCAGCTGTTCCTTCATTGTAACAAGCTTGAATATATGTATAGTTAGCACCTGCATATCCTATTGATACTCCAACATTTGACTCTGTATATAGTTTTATTCTAAATCTTGAATAATCATATGCTTGTTGTGCATTAGTTGCAGCAATTGTAGAACCTGTTGCTGGAAATGCTATAGTCAATGGCCCTACTGGAGAACTTGTACCAATTCCTAAAAATCCGCCTGCCGTTATTCTTGCTTTTTCTGTTGCAGTCAAAGATGCGTCTGCTGTACCTGAAGAACTATTTGAAAAAAGTATGTCACCATTTGCCGTGCTTATCATTGTAGATGGTTCTGCATACCTTGCCCTAAAACCACTATTATAATAGAAATTTGAACCAAAGTATACATCATTACTAGAGCCAGAAAATAAAGAAAAATTTCTACCTACAAATAAATGAGCAAATGTTGTAGTAGTTGGAGAAGTGACTCCAATTGCAACATTCCCAGAAGATGTAACAGTTATTCTTCTTGTATTATCGGTTGCTATTGCTAAATCATTTGTACCCTGAGTTCCTATTGTCAATATATCTCCTAAAGCACCCCCTGTCATAGGACTTCCATTTCCATCCCAATATCTAATAATAGGCAAAACTGCAGAAGCACTAGACCTTTGCAAATAATATGCTCCTGTAATAGAGGCTATATCGCCATTAACAGATAATTTATACGATGGGTTAGTTGTGCCCATACCCACATTCCCATTATCTAGGACTGTTATTGCGTTTGGAAATTTACTAAGGTCTCTATTTTTCGCCATAAATTATTTTTTATCCTATTAAATATCCCATAAAGTTATGATATGGATTTGCTGTAGCTCCCATAGCATAGAATGTATTTGTATTATCTGTAATCATAAATATTCTAACAGAATCATTAGCTGATAAATTAATAATTACACTTCTATTACCATTTGTTCCATAGTTTGTTCCAGTAGCGGTAGTGTCAAGCCTTAAATGATAATCACCTAAGAAATTTGAGTTATTTATTCTTAGAAAAAATCTATATACATCATCAGCACTACCTCCAATATCTGACCAAGAAAAATAATATACCCCAGCAATAGGAGCTGTAAATATACCATTTGATGCATTATAATGCCCACCTCTATTTAAGTGAACTGTAGGGAAAGTAAGATAAGAACCGCTTAATGTATTAAATGAATCACCATTCCCATAAGCTAAAAATGCTGGTTGATTTGGTTTTAAAACTTGACCAGAAGACGTCAAAGATAATGCATCTACTGGTGTGCCATTAGTTTTTAATCTAAAATACATTCTACCATTAGCATCATTCCATCTACTATCAATATAAGAATTTCCATAGTAATTATCTGACCATAAATCTAATCCAGTCGTATTGTCCGTTTGTCTTAAAAATAAGCCAGTATTCCCATATCCGTCAGTTGAATTTATTTGCAAAACTCTTGTTTTTGCTGGCTGAGATGTCCATCCAGTACCACTTGGCAAAGTAGCCCCTGGAGTTGAAGTATTAATTCCAATATATCCTCCAGGCTTTAAAAATAATCTAAAATCAGCGACTGATGATTCAACAAAATTTAAACCATCTGCGCTATTCCATTGAATATGCCATTTTTGAACATTACTATTATTTTGAAACCCTATAGCACCAGCATTAGCTAAAGTAAGTTTTTCATTTCCAGATGTTCCACCTATAATTACATTACCAGAAGAAGTAACAGCAATCCTTGTTGTATTGGCTGTATAATCGTAAAGAACAAAATTATTGTTTACATTTTGCAATGCATATATTCTTGGATAAGTAGAATTTGTATTATTAAATACTAATCCTATATTAACCGCTGACTGGTCTCCTATTAAATTCAACATATTACCATCTGTAATAGTTGTTCCGTTTATTGCAAATTTTACACCTGTTTGATATAAAGCACTATCTCCTAAAGTCCCTGAAGCAGTCCACTTAGGGATATAGTTAGTTGTACCTGAACCACCTACTCCCGTAAATGCACCAACTGTATAGTTGTATGCAACTACTTCCACAATATCATTCACCACACAAGCCGTGCCTAGAACTATAGAAGTTCCATTAGTCGCAGTAAACTCTGCAGCAGCTAATTTAGCACCATTGTAAAACACATCTACAAATCCTACAGAGTAGTTAACAGTAAATGTAGTCTGACCAGCAGTAGCTGTAAATGCAGTTGTTTGTCTTAAGCTATTATTAGCTATGAATTGTCCACCATATTTGTAAACTTCTACAACATCGTTTACAGCGGCAGCAGCTGTCAATACAACTGTTGACCCATTGCTAGCTGTAAACTCGGTAGCGTTGTCTAACTTAACACCATTTAAGAACACATCTACCATACCTACAGTGTAACCACCAGTAACAGTAAATGTAGTTTGTGATGCAGTAGCTGTAAACTTCTGAATTACTCTTGTAGAAACAGAAGAAGCATCTACTACCCAAGTTCTATTCGCACTTAAGTCGTATGTAGTTCCGTTTATAGTTATTGTTCTAGCGTTAGTAACAGGAGTATATCCTAGTGCGCCAGTAACATCTGTATCTAATAATGTAATATCACCAGTACGTGTATTGAAGCTAGATATACCAGCTACAATTGTCCAGCTTCTATTTGCTGATAAATCATATGTCGTACCATTAATAGTAAGTGTACGAGCATTTGTTACAGGCGTGTATCCTAAAGCTCCTGTTACATCTGTATCAGTTAAAGTTATCGCACCTGTTCTTGTATTAAAAGAAGATACACCTGATACGATAGACCAGCTTCTATCAGCAGACAAATCGTAAGATGTACCATTGATTGTAATTGTTCTTGTAGTAGGAACATAAGCACTTAATCCAGCAGGAGCTACGAAGTCTGTACCTGCAACAGCAGCTACTAACTTACCACTAGAGTCTGCCTTAAGCATAGAACTTGTTACAGTCGTTTGCGTAAACGAAGCAGGAACAGTAATGTTTCCACTGCCATCGTAGGTTATCAAATAACTTAACTGACCTGTATTTCTAGTATATCCCATTAGATTAAATTATTTCGTTTTAATATGTCACGAAGTTCGTTATTTTCCTTCTTTAATTCTTTTATAGCCTCAATAAATAATCCACCCATATTTCCGTAAGCTACATTATACATACCATCTTCATCTTGATTTACAACTTCTGGTACTATAGGTAATGTTTCTTGCGCAATAACACCAATTTTCGTTTTACCATCTTCAGAGCCTATTCTTGTGTAAGACACACCTCTTAATGCTAATACTTTATCAAGTGCGCCTTCAATAGTCTTTACATTTTCTTTTACTCTAGCATCTGAGTATGCTGTTACATCACCAACAGCTGTCCAGTTACCTGAGTCATCACAATAAGCTCCCCATCCACCAGCTTGAGTTAAAAATCCAATACGATTTGAGTTACAATGAATTTCACGCTGCCCCTCATCACTATCTGACATATATATAGAACTGGATGAGCCAGCTCCTGTTACTGTTAAATATCCACCTATTGTAACACTACCACTACTTGATAGTGGCGTATATCCTAAAGCACCTGTAACCTGACCTGATGTAATACCAGTCAAGTATGTACTGTTATCGTAAGATATAGTTGTACCTGAAATCTTCACAAAACCTGTACCATTCAATGCAGGCTGACCACCTAATCCAGCCAATGTATATGTAGGTATATTTAATGTTGCACCTGTTAAGGTTGCAGCACCTGAACTACCTGTTACTGTTAAAGTAAGTGCGTTTTGTTTATTGTTAAATGTTGTCCAGTTAGCTGATGTCAAATATCCGTTCTGGCTACCTGTAGCAGCAGGCATAGAAAATACACCTGTGTTTGAATCGTAAGCCATAGGAGCTGTAGCAGAGAATGCAGCTTTACTTGCACCACCACCAATACCATTTGCAACAACAGTTAAAATAGTTCCCTCTGGTATTCCTGAAGCTAATGTGATACTTGTACCATTCGTAGCTGTAAACTCAGCAGGAGCCATCTTAGAGCCATTATAGAATACTTCTACGCTACCTACAGTATAGTTTACTGTGAATACACTTTGGTTAGCTGTAGCTGTAAATACAGTCTCTGTTCTTGTAGGAATATTAGCTGCATCAGCAGGAGTATATCCTAACCATCCAGCTATTGTTTTATTCACCCATAATGTTCCGTTATATCCTAAGATATGACCATTAACAGGAGTAGTTGTAATTAAATCAACATCGTGAATTTCTCTAAGCTCAAAACCATTCTGCACCTTCACAAAAATCTCACCATTGTTAGCGTTTATTCTTGTAACGATACCTATAAAAACTAAGTGAGCAGGAGCATAAGGCTTGTTAGTCAAACCATATATTAAGTTACCATCAGTACCTAACCATACAGGGTCACCTGCATTAGTAGCTCCTGTAGTATTTAAGCCTGCCAATAACCCTTCTGTAATAACGTTCCCAATCCCATTGTTAGATAGGTTAGACTCTATAAGACCCATTGTCTTAGATGATGTAGCTTCAGATGCGTTAGAGGCCTTGCCAACTATCATATTTGTGCCATCCGCACTTGTAACATAAACAGCTTGTCCCTTTGTTAAAGCTACACCTGCCTTTACTTGATGTTTTACAGTAGATGTAAAACCAGCAGGCAAGGAACCTATACCCAAATCATTGTACAATTCTAAAGCAGTTCTGAAATCTACATTGCCAGAAGCATCAAGTACTAAAAACTTGTCAGTATTTGTACCAGCATTAGCTACAGAGTTAGCTGTAATTGTACCATTAAATATGGCATTACTTTGAAACTTCATTTATTATTTTTTAATAACTACACGATATGCATTTAATGCAGGAGCTGTTGCAAAACTAACTGTTACTACCGAAGTAGAAGTCATTACAACATCTGCATATACTTGTTCATATGTAGAGTTATCATATATTAAAACTATTACATCTCTTGTTCCCAAGTTATGTGTTAGAGTAAAACTTGTAGCACTTGCGTTACCTACGTTTGCAGCATACCCACCAACAGCATTAGCTAAATATGTAACTAACTTAAGTGGAGTAACTATTCTTTGGTCATCTGTACCTGCATTTACTTCAGCTTGAGTAGCAATCTCTGCTAAACCTAAAGTAGTCTCTGTAGCTTGGTCTCTATTTACTTCTAACTGAATCCAATCACTTGCACTAGATGTAGAAGCAGAATCAATCTTAGCGATGATTACATCACCTACGTTGAACGCTACACCACCTGTTGTACCTGCTACAGATACATACCAGTAATCACCTTTCTTAGTTCCTGCTACAGGAGTAGAACCTACAGGGAAAGAACCACTAGATGCATCCCAAGCTCCTTCTAGGTTACCTAAAGTTCCTACATTAGTATCTATGTAAGATTTAATTGCAGAAGAAGTAGCTAATGTAGTTGAGCTAGCAGAAGCTAAATCAGTTATAACAGTAACTTCAGCAACATTTGCTGTACCGCCTGAAACGTTACCTAAAACTTTAAGATTAGCTATTTGTGCAATCTTAGCCAAAGTAACTTGGTTATCGCCTAACTTAATTGTAGTTACAGCTCCGTCATTCAACTTAGCTGTAGTGATACCTAAATCTTTAACACGAACTATATCGTTATTAACTTCAATGGTAGCATTATCTACATTCACATCTAACGTAACATCTCCTGTCGTTCCACCACCAGTTAAACCAGCTCCTGCAACTACAGAAGTGATATCACCTGTAAGGTCTAACCAAGTAGTTCCATTGTATAAGAATAGTTTTTTAACACCAGTTGTGGTATCAAAATAAATCTGGCCTTGTACAGGGCTAGATGGATTACCAGCGTTGTTATGTACCGCGACATTTACTATCTGGTTTTTGTTCAAGTCAATGTTAGTAAGAAATTTCATCTTGTTTTAGTTTAAGTAGGCTTTACCACTAATTGCAGCAGTAAAAGTTATTGTTAGTTGATTTAGTGAATTATATTTTACTTCTCCCATAATGATATCGTTAGACGTATCCACGATATTTATGGCAGCATATTTATTTAAATTATGTACTACTGTCCAAGTAGCACTTGCAACTTGTTGGTCGTGCACATAGTTTTCTCTTGTCTGTGTTTGGATATAACTAAGGTCAAGATTAACATTTACGCTAGTGCCTGTAAAGTCCGTTGAGCCAGTTAATCCAAGCCCTAAATTCAATGGTGTAACTTTGAATACGTATGGAGATACTGTATTAATGCTAGAAACCACCACTATGTCGCTATATATTGGGCTTAACTTACCATAGTCATATAGATTCACCTTTGCACTTAACCTCTCTACAACCTTGTCTAGTTTACTATTACCTACATAGTAATTATCAGCCCACTCAACAGCTTTCTTGTATAAAAAGATTATATCTCTCTCATAATCAAGCAGTTCGCTGTCTTCAGCAAACATATCGTCATAAGCTACTGAGCCTAGTCTATAAAGGGTTTTATCCGCCTTTAAGAGAATATCTGATATTTCGGTTATAGTATAACCCATTAGTAACCTATTTTAAGAGCATCAGAAATATACTTACCTCTATCAAGGCAAGACTGAGAAGCACCAATGTCTCCGTCAATACCAGCCTTCTTAGCTGATTCTTGCTCTATGAATAATCTCTGTAAGTCCTTTACGAATTTGTAGTCTTTCTCAAGACCTGTGCTAATAGCCATCTTATTGGCATTAGAGAAGAACGCACTCATAATGTAGCAAATCAATACTACAAGTTCTGTCTTAGTATATACGCTACCTGTCTGAGGTGAGCTAGAAGTAAGTGCTAATGTTATATTAAAAGCATAATCCTTGTCTATAAAGGGCACATTCTTGTCGTCTACGCCACTCAATGTAATGCTGTTTCCTGAAGCAAAAGGCCATACGTATTGGTTATATGTAACACCATTTACCTTTAGATATGTACCATCTGATTTAACGATTGTAAGCTTTCTAGAAGAGAATGTATTTGTAGCCTCTACATTATAGGTAGACGTATCAGTCACAATGAACTGACTGCAGTCTGCTCCTTGGGTAATGCTAATTGAGGTGATAAAAGGCATATTAAAACGTTTACGCAAATATACCTAAAAACTCCTATTTATTCTTTGGCTGTGCTAGCTTCATATATTCTATACCAGTAGGATTGTCTGCATTCATTAACCCTAGATTGTACAATAAGCCGAAATAGTTGCTTTTCTCTTTAGCGTCCATATCTGAAGCCTGGTCAAATATATACTTTGCTCTAATCTTAGCGTCATTGATAATATAGGCTTGGTATACATTTTGGTCATAGTTTTTTTGAATATACTTTCTTTTCATATCTGCAGAAACAGACTTAGATATATTTCCAGCTATTCCACCACGCTTATCTGAGCTAAGTGTAACCAATTTGCTGTATAAAGAAGGATAATCCTTTTTAACAGGTTCAAGCGTTTTTATTATTTCCGCAAACTTGTTTTCTATCTGCTTATTATAGTTGTCATACTCCTCTTGAGAACCTTTTTTATTTGCAAGTAATGCGCCAAATGCTTTTGAACGCAAGTGCTCAATCTCCAATAAATCGCCCTCAATCAAAGACTTATAATAGTTTGGCGTGCCAGAGAACATTCTTTTCTGTAAAGACAATCCATTAAATATAGCACCTTTCCAGTCTTTCTCAATGTCATTCTTTATGCTTACAGGAGCTCCAGATGCTAATTCAATTGCAGTTTCAAATGCAATCTTTGGAATATATATAAGAGGGTTTCTTTCTGGCTGTCCGTATATCTTTTGACCTGCAGCTTGCATTCTAGCTGGAGACAAACCAGTTGCACTACCTACTTTTTTATAGAAAGTACTTACAGCTTCATCAGTAGCTCCTTCTATGCTATCTGGTATATCAGCCTCGTCTTTTACTAGTTGTCTCTTAGTAAACAAGTCTAAGTTATTGTATGCCATCATAGCTGCAGCGCCTGGAGGTAACTTTGCAGGAATCTCTGTAATATCTCCAAATGGATTAGCATTAGCAATAGCACCAACATAATCAGCCTTGCTGTATATAGCATTGTTAACCTTGCTTTCAAATCCCATCATACCAGCTACCCAGAAATTTTTATATACTGGAGGTAAAGGAACCTTTACAAACGCTCTTTCTGGGACATTACCACCTACGTATATGTTAAGGTAGTTTAGCTTTTGGTATTCAGATAATGCATCCCAAGCAGCTTTTTTCTTCTTTTTTTCTTCTTCGTCTTCCCAAGCCATATTCAATACACCTGCACTATAAGCTGTTAACATACCGCCTATAGATAGCATTTCCGCTAATTGATAAGCTGCTCTACCTGGATTCTTTTTAATCTGGTCTGTAACAGAAACCCCTGTTCTAACTGTAGAGTTTAAATAGATAATTAATCTTGACGCTGGCTTAATAATACTACCTCCTCTAGCAAAGTCAGAACTTCTTCTAGCTTCGTGAGCAGCCTTGGCATATATATCATTCATCTCGGAAGTATTTGGTTGTCTTCCGTTTTCTTTTGCAAACTTTTCTGTAAATACAACTCTTGCTCTATCAAATATAATAAGTCTTGTAGCCTTCTCTGTTACGTCTGATACTTTACCTAAACCTGTCGCATCTATTAATTTATCTATAAATTCAACTGGCTTAGAACTATATTTGCTAGCATTATTGATTAACTTTTCATAATTATCTCCATCTACAACGTCTTTTGATAATAAAGAAGATTCTAATTCTTTACCAGCGTTCATTTCAGTAAATGCACCCCACTTTGCAGCTAATCTATATTTATCTCCTCTTTTGATAACTTGTTGTATAGAACCTCTCCATCCTACTTTATCAACTCCACCAAGTGCAATCTGTGCATATGCAACAGGAACAGATGGAGCAAATACATTAGTAGCAACTGCAGCTGTTATAGGGTCTAATGCAATCATCTGAAATATACCAAATCCAGGGTTCTTACCAGTAAATATTTTTTGAGCTAAACTAGCAAATGTTATATTGGCTAATGTATTAATTTCATCAGATTGACGATATTTTGCATTCCATTGTTTTGTTATTTCATTGTCTGCAAGTAATGCCTTTTTTTGTCCATCTTCATAGTAGAATATGTAAGACTTCCCTTCTGGTGCTTTTGGATAAACAGGATTACCTTCCATATCAAGTCTAACCTCACCTTCGTCATCTACTAATGGATTAACGATTTGAATCATACCATTATCAGGAATACTTTCAGCAAACTTAACCAATCCTAATGCAGCCCTATTATTAGATATACTCTTATAATGACCAGCAGCAAATACTTGGAATACATTTTCGTAGTCAGTAAGAATATCTCCTTCAGCACCGCCAGTTAAAACAGCCTTTCTTAGTTGATTAGGGTTTTTTGATACTACTCTAGCATACTCTGGATTTTCTTCTTGTAATATCTTCTCTATGTATGTAATTGGAACGTAATCGTATTTAGTATAGAATTCGTGCTGCTCTTTAGACGCTATGCCATTTTCCAACTTTTCATCCATAAGCTTCTTAAATGTATTAAACATTTTATCTGCTCTATTATTTAAATCTTCAAATGTAGCACCATCAAACATTGCAACATTATCAATTTCTTTTTGCAATAATTCTATTCTCTTTTTAGCAAATCCTGCATTATCTGCTACCTTTTTACCTGTAGCATCTACAGTAGAACCTACTTGGTAGTTTTGCAAATATTCTGTAGTAGTCTGCGTCTGTGGATTATATTTTCTTCCTAATACTTTTCTACCTTGTAAATATTCTACAGTAGCGTCTATTCTAACTTGAAGTGCTTCTTTTTTAGCCTTACTTCTAAGTTTTTTCATCTGAGCGCGCATTGCTTGAAGTTCATTGAATTTGTCTTCAATCATATTTTGTATAGCTACAATTCTTCTTGCACTAATAATTTGATTAAGTAATTCAACTTCGCTAGTCTTACTTCCTAATATTTCAATATCGTTTTTGTCAGATAATCCACCGTAAACAGCTTCTGTTAAGTCTTCTGATATTAAAGCAGATTGAGCACCAAAACCTCTTGAAGTTGTAAGCAATGATTCTGCAACAGTTCCTGCTTCACCTTTATTTCTAAGCAAGTTTATTAATGTAGTCTGATTTTCTATTCCACCAAGCTTAATATTTTTATATTTATTTTTAATATTACTAATTAAACCAGTTTTTTCAATAGACTCTTGTGCTCTTTTCTTTGCATTTATATTATACGCAAATGAAGCAGCCGCATCAGCTTCCGTTCTAGCGTTTTCTTTAGCTGTTTGTTTTGCTGATTTTCTAGTACCACCTTCTTGTTGTAATGCAAGTTGTTTTCTTACAGCAATAATAGGCTGTGCTCCCATAGCTGATTTAGCAGCCTGTGGTTTACCTCTTTGTCCAAGTGGTGTTTGATTGGCTTCTTTTGAAGCAGGTATAAAGCTAGGAGCAATATCTCTAACGTCGTAAAACTTATTAAATATACCTATAGGAGTACCTGTAACTACAAATGGATAAGAAGGGTGATTCTTAAATCTATTGTCTGTTCTAGTATCTACAATAGGACTATTTTTATCAATTTGTATAGCAGCTACAATATCACCATATTCTGCACTTTTAACAAGAGGGTCATTGGATATATCAAGCGCTGTCTCTAATCTTGGAATACCAAAGTTCTTTTCTGTAAATGCACTAAATACTTTTTTAGTAAAACCACCTCTTTGGTCGTAGCTAAATTTAGAAGGGCCTTCTATAGGCATTAAATTTTCTAAATCTGCAATAGACTCTATACTTGTCTTCTTACCTTTGCTTGCTAATAATTGTCTAAATGTTTGACCTTTCTTAACATTAGTATCTAACTTGCTGTCAAGATACTTTGCTAAATCTTTTTCTGCAACACCTTTATCTATTGCATTGTAAAATTCGCCAATCATATATCCGTAGAAGTCATAACTTCCAGTAATACCTTCTTCTTTTTGTGACATTATAAGCCCTACGCCATCACTTGCTTTTGCTCTGTTTAAAAACTTCTGAGCTGCAGCTTTTGTAGTAAATGCCCATACACCTGTACCATCTTGATATGAATAACCAACGCCTCCGTTAAACTCGTGAACATATCCACTAGGTGATTTAACAAAAGCAGAAACAGCTTTATCTGCAGCGAATATAAATGCGTTAGCACCATCAATATCACTTATATCTATAAACTTAAGATTCTTTTCGTCAAAGTTTCTTTCAGCTATTTCTAAATTTAATCCTTCTTTGTTAGGGCCTCTTTCAGTAGGCTTTATGTTACCAGCATTAATTACAATAGTATCAGAAGTAATACCAGCCTCTGTTGCAGAACCTGAAGTTTCACTAACTATTATAATTTCTTTTCCTGTTTGGAATGCTTCTTTAATCTTTGCAGCTATAGACTTGATATCGTCTAAAGAATTAATATCTGTGCCTAATCCTATAATATCTAAGAATCCTCTAATTACGTCTAAGATATTCTGCATTACAGTAGGCTGGTCTACAGGTAGTTCAATTTGTCCGTCTGCAACTCTAGCTATAAATTCTACAATAGCTTCTGACTTTACAGTATCGTCTCCGTAGATAGAATAGCCATCGCCAAAAGCTAATACACCATTTACACCATCAAGAGTTTCACTAAGGTCTCTCAATTGATTGTACAACGTACCAACAGCTTCTGAGTTTTGCTCTGCTATAATATTGATAATAGGATGAGCTCCTTCGTGGAATATTGTAGATGTTTTAGCCTTTTTAGCAATATTCTCCGCATTAAGATATATAATATCATTCTCTGGGTCAAATGCTCCATTAGAGCCTCTTAAGTCCCTTTCTCTTTGTTTACTTACTGTTTCTCCATTGTCCAACTCTTGTTGTAACAAAGTATTACCATACTCTTGAACCGTAGGTATAACAGCTATTTTAAGATTTGGCTTGATACTTTTTAATGCAGATACGACATTCGCTGCTCTATTGATAACGCCATCTATTAAAGACCTAGGTCTATCTATGGTTGATGTTGCTGCATTTTGAGCGTCAATAACTATTTTTTGTTGTTGCGTCTTGCTGCCGAAAGCGCTATAGCGATTATCTGTTTCATTGGACGCTTGGTTTTGGATGCCTTGAGTTCCCTGATATTGGCTGATACTGCTTGTTGCTGTGCTTTCTTGCCCTTCGCTGATTGTAGTGGCATATTGTTTATTTTTAATATTTAATCCTGTCTTATCATCAACCTCTTCTGTAAGAGGGTCGTCAGATGCTTGCGCTCTGCTGATTCTCTCGTTTACTTGCTCTAACTCAGTATTTAATGCATTTAACGCACTAATGTTAGTTTCTGGCGTATTCTTTATTTGCTCTTGTAAGGCTTCTGCCTTCATAGTCAAACCAGCTACTGTAGGTACAGCATCTTGGTTAGACACCATAACCTTAGCCTTTGTGTCTCTAAACTTATTTACATCGTCTACTGCCTTTTTAGCTGTACCTTCTGGAACTAAGCCTGTTTGTTCCATAGCTACCATATTATTGTAGATAGTCTGATTATCTAAGTTTGATATAGCATTGTAAGCATATGACTTAACGTACTTAGGTACTGATACAGCACCACCAATAGCAGCAAATCCAAGTTGAGTTAAAAACTCCGCCTTGAACTGCTCCTCAGCTGAATCATCCGAACCTCCTCTAACCTTTTCCATAGAGTATGCAACAGCACCATCTAAAAAGCCAGATAAGGCCAATTCCTTGCCATTTGAAGCTGCATCTTTTAAGAATGCCTTAGTAGCTTGCCCAAAAGATTTAAGGTCTCTAGCAGGCGCTAAATCAGCAAATTTGTTTAATACCTTGTTACCCAAGTATTGACTCACTGCTCCCTCTGCAGCACCAGTTAATAATGGCACTTTGCTATTCCAAAAATTAGTAGCTACTTCGTATGCATCGTCGTCTGAAAGTCCACTCTGTTTAGCTTTTTGGAATGCCTGATTCATACTGTCAAATTGCTGTCTCTTACCTTGCACAGCACCGACAACAGCAGGTGATAACATTTGGCCTAATCCAGGGATTGCGCCTACAGTTATACCCGTAGCAATGTCTGGCATAACGCCACCCATCATAGAAGCTGTTTCTGCGAATGCTCCACGTCTTTCCATACCAACAGTGCCTAAATCTTTATCCATTGGTCTGTCAATATATCTTGTCTTATTAGGCTTTCCAGCCTCTCCTATAGTAGGTATTTGAACTCTCTTGCTACCTTTCATAAACGAAATCTGCTCGTCTTTGTCCATCATATCAAAGTCAGCTACCTGAGAATTTGCATTTAGTGTATTTTGTACACCATCTATAAAGTTGGCAATAGTGCCATCTATAACATTCTTAAGTACAGGGAATCCTTTGTCATCTTTAGCAATACGTAATTCTCCTTTCTTAAATCTAGATAAAAAATCCTCTTTCTTTTGAGCTACGAATACGTCTCTCATTGGCATATCAGCAGGAAGCTGATTAGCATATAATTTAGCCTGATTGTCTATAGCTATCAATGCATTTTCGTATGTATTAATATTAGCCTTAGACTTCTCAAGTACGATTCCTTTTGGCTTTTCTCCTGTAACCTCTTTAGCTTTTACAACAGGCTTAACAGCTTCTACTCTAGGCTTCATTTCAGCCATAGCAGCAGCTTCTACATCTTTCATTGAAAATGCAGGTTTAGCCTCTTGTTTAGCTTGTTCTTTTTGTACGGGAAGTTGACCAGCCCTTGCAGCTTTAAATAATGGCTGTACAGATGGAGCACCCTTCTTTAAGGTATTCAAATAGTTTGCTCTAAGTAATTCGCTTACACTAGAGTATCCAGTTCTTCTATCTTTTGGATTAGTAGGGCCTTGACTATTGCCTTCGCTATTGTAATCAACGGTTTCGTCTGTAGTATTTTCAGCCATATTTACGTATGAATTATATACGCAAATCTAAGATTTTTTGCCTAGATATTACTATTGTGGGATGGAACCTGGCTTATATCCTCTTTGTGCTGCAAGTTGTATATAAGATGCTCTAGCCTTATCAATCATATCTTGAGTGATACCCATATCTTCTAAATCTTCTGTACTATATAGGTTACCTCCAGTTTCCAAAATAAGTCTCAATGTAGATGCATTAGCACCAGAATTCTTTCCTAATATCTTATCTCTAGCCATCTTTAATCTCGCTTGAGTTGCCTTATCATTCATATTCAACTTTAATGCAGCAAGTTTAGCATTAAACTCTTTCATTGAAACAGAAGTACCTAAAGTATTTCTATCTAAGTAACCTCTATTTGCAGCTATTACCATTGCAGGAGAAGCTTTTGTAATATCACCTTGTAACTCAGGATATGCTGTAAGTATTTTGTCAGCTGTTTTCTTAGCTAATTGTTTAGCTATCAAAGAGTCTGTATCTGTAGCAGCAGAACCTAAAGAAGCCTGAAGTGCGGCCTTTTGGTCTACAGCAGCATTTTTAATTAATGCGTCTGCATTTAATGCATCGGTAACTCTACCTAAAACAGCGTATTGGTCTTTTATTGTAAATTGCTCCTTCTCTGGTACACTAACAACTTGATATCCTTTCTCTCCCTTTGTGCCTATTTCAATATCAAAACTCTTTCCTGGAACATCTACGCTTCCTTTATTTTCCTTAATACCCTTTAAAGCACCATCTAAAGTAGTAAAGTCTCTTTCATTAGCCTTAAAGTTATATGCAGTAGGAGCTTTTATTTCATCAAAATTAATCTGGTCAATAGGCTTTGTTTTAAGCAACATCATAGTTTGATTCATATCGTCTGGTAAAGCATATCCAGAATTAGTCATTCTATCTGCATATTTTACCATATCTCCAAGTATACTAGCGCCTTTTGCAGAGTCTGTGTATACCTTATTCAACTTACCTCTAACAGCATCTAATTCAGCTTGTTTAGCTGATATTTTTTCTGTATTAGCACCGCCTCTATTTAACTTATTAAACTCAATAGCTTTTTTTCTGTACTCGTCAAAAGCAGTTGCAAACAAAGGAATATCCTTTGGCATCATTTTGCCAGTGTCATAAGTACTTTTAAAATCGTCAATTTCTCTTCTTACGATAGCCTCTCTTTGCATTCTAAATTGAGCCGCTTGTTGCAAACCTTGGGCAATACTTTGCCCTATTCCCGAAAAATCTACTGGTGCTACTCTAAAATCAATTGCCATTTATGTTATATTTTATATTTTAAGCTCCTGGAGGTTTTCCTAAAAATGCACCTGCTACTTGAGCCGCGCCTTGTATAGCTGTACTTAATGTTTGATTTAATCTACTTCTTTCCGCTACACCTTTATTAATCAACGCTTCATTCTTCATTTGTTGAAGACCAAGAACGTCTCTACCATATTGCATTTTAACGCCAATATTTGACATCTGATTTTCTCTTTTCATCATAGCATTTTGAGCAGCTAATCTTAATGCAAAATCACTTGAACTAGCAGCTAAACCTGGAATACCAGCTAATGCAGAGCGTCTAGTTCCTAATGCTCTAAGAGCAGTGCTCATACCTCTAGATTGCTCTTGCATAGCTAATTGTTGAGACGCTGCATCCATCCCCTGATTTGCCATAGCATTAGACTGAGCTAAAGCTTGTTGCTGTTCAGGAGTCATATCCATATTCATTAAATTCTGCATACCTTGCTCTTCCATTTGTTTAGCTCTCTTAACTTTTTGAATATGTCTTTGGCCAGCTCCTATTAAAGCTCCAAGTCCACCAGTAAGCGCAACTCCACCAGCTGTCTGAAAAAAGGTTTTTTTGTATTTTTCTGGCGAAACAGAGTAATTCTGATTAGCACTTGTGTTTACTCCTGCAATACCTGGCGTGCCCATTGTATTTGTTACACTTGATGAAGGGACACCCAAATTATATTTTTCAGCCATTTTATCTATTATTTAAAGGTTGTTGTATTCCTAATTCTACGTAGTACAAATCTACTAAACTTTGCGGATTTACTGGCTTTAAGTTTAATTCAACCCAGCTACCTTTCAAAGGCCTTCCGTTTAGTAATCCTCCTGGGCTTAACATATCTCTCTTAAATGCAGCGTGATACTTGTCGTCTTTAATTCTAAAGTCAGACTGTACAAGCTGTGATTGTTGAGCCATATTAGTATTTACATCCCCTTGCGTAGGAGCAACCCAAGTAGTATTGCCTAATGTAGTTATAGTATTGTAATGCTTTTTGATGCTTTGACCATCATTGAAAATAATCTTTATACTAGGGCTTTTCTGTTCTTCATAGAAGTTAGCATAGTTAGTAGTATTGTTATGCACCCATAGCTCCCCATTTTTCCAAGTAATAATCAAATTACCAACAGAGTCTATCCACTCTGGGAAGTAGTCATAAAACGCACTATATGCGTTTCTAGTCTCAGAGAATCCAAATGTATAGTCTGGCAGTACAGTTGAGCTACCTTGCATAGCTGTAATGTACTCCTCTTCAAATAAGTCATACACTCCTAAAATCTTTGCATACCCTCCGTTACCAAACTTATCTGGGTAGTCTGTTTTTTGATATTTAGCTATCTTATCTGTAAAGAAAAAGTGTGCTTTATATAATTCAGTTATAGAAGTAATTCCATCATTAGACAGTCTAATCTGAGCACCTAAAACAGGGTCTATAAAATAGTCAGCAATAGGCGAAGAAGCTAAAGAACAATACTGCTCTCCTATGCCATACTCACCTTTATAGTACTGAATCTTATTTACGATTTCTGAGCTTTGAGAAACAACGCTATTACCATCTGCTGTTTGTAGCATATTTTGAAGGATAGGTACTACTCCACACGCTCTATTTTGGAATACTCTTAGTTGATTATCCCTTAATTTAAATCTTTGTATATCACCCTTTTGTCTGTCGTACTCATCAAGATTTTCTGGTAAAAACTTATTTGTATTGTTTATACTTGTACTACTTTGATACTCAAGAGAATATCTTATAGTCGTTGGAAAATATGTTTCTCTTGCATACTCATCTTCTACAAATGTTCTTCCATTACCATCTAGCTTAGACTCATACTTATCAGATATAGACATATCTATAATTGAATGTCCGTTACTTCTTAGTCTTGAATAAACATCGCCTTTATACAAATAGTATTGAGCAGCCTGTGCAGGTGTAGCTTGACCAGGGTTCTGTATTACTTGATTTTTAAGAGAACCTTCGTGTACTAAATTTCCGTTAGCATCTGTTATGATATTGTAATTTTCTCCAAACTCATAATAAACTTGGTCGCTATAAGACGAATTGGTAAATGGCTTATACGCTTCAATATAGTATATAACAGAGTTGTTTGGGTTTGTAGGCCAAGTACTCATAAATGCACTTGTATTATCGTACTGAATCTTAATCCAATAACCTGGTGTTTTAGTTCCGTCTGTACTCTCTGTTAATACTTCAATAATTGGAACTTCATAGCCATTATAGGTAGATTGTCCAAAAGCTCCGTGTATGATGACTCTATCCCCTTTTGTATATTCATAAATAGGGAATCCAGCATTATTCTGATTATAAGCCAATATGTTCATATAAGCATAAGTAGAATCCTTATAAACGAAATTTGTAGTAGCCCACACAAAATTGCTATTTGTCAAGTTCTTTGTTCTTACAAATGAAAATGATTTAGCCCAAGATGGTGGCTTATGAGAAATATTAAATTTAATTCTAGGGTATGGTATTATTGGGTCTGTACCTAAGCCTAAAGTTGTAACAGATAAGCTAGGTGTCATAAACCTCATTTCTGTATTTGTAACAACTCCGTTTGTAACACCAAACTCATCAAAGTATACTAAGCCAAACTTGTATAAAGAAGAATGCTTGTAAATTGAAATATTGGTATCTGGTATAGCATCAGGATTAATCAACGTTACAGTAGCTGTACCTGTTACAGACCATTGTAATGTATTGGCTGTAAATGGATAAACTATAGTAAATCCATTTGTTATAGCATCTGTATTTAATTCCGACTCGTTGCCTATTATACCAGAAAAATAAGTAATAACATCATTTATTGTTTTCCCAGTCGTTACTGTATAAGAATAAGAATAGTTCTTAGTAGTAGCAACAGGGATTCCTCCAGTACCTGTTAAATAAAACAATCTAACTGTCATCGCTATTATGTCACCAACGGCAGGTATACCAGTGAATGTAAATGACCACGCTGAACCATTACTTTTACCTGTAACAACTAAAGGATTAGAAGGCTTTACAGTATCTATAGTCTTAGATATAGAAAGTGTTTCACTAAAAGTATTACCCTCTGTAATTCCTCCGTAAGCTAAAACATTACCATTTAATAACTCCTGTGTATTTGCTTTTTTAGGCACATAATCAAACAGCTGTGTGCTATCAGATAATCCGACAATAGAATACAATTGGTCGTTATAGAAATTATAAACGCTAGTTGAATTATCTGGAATAGAGTTCTTTGCCTTGTCTATAACAGTAGCAAGCATTCTATCAGAGAATACAGATGCTACACTCTCTCTTACAGATATTTCAATCTTAGTTACATCTCTCTGCCCTGTCTTGTAAAATACGTTTATTGCGTTGTTTACCGCAGCTGTAGATAGCGTTATATCCGTAACTCCTGGAGGAGGCACAAGCGCACTCCAAGGGCCCCAAGTAGATTTTGTATCATCTCTATAAACCCATCTATAACTAAATTGGAATAACTTACTAGCTAGGTTATTTGAAGTAGAACTAGGCTCTGTAGCATAGTTGCATACAGGAGCTAATCCAGGTACTTTTCTACTAACAGTCAGGTATTCTTTTTTCCAGTTACTTCCGTATACATTAGCAGCTATTCTATTAGTTCCTGCTGGTCTATCTAAACCAGTATCCTTTATGTTTATTTTCATTGGTCTATTCTTCCTGTCTGTCCAATGAAGCACATCTCCGTCTTGTTCTGTTCTATATAATATATTTACTGAGGCTACTGGGAACTTTGGGTCAAACTCAAATAAGTCCTCTTGGCTGTCTATAAAAGAAATAAGCAAAGGCTCAATAACGTTTGTCTTAAGATTGTATACATATATGCCATTATAACCAGCAGAGTTGTAATTAAAATAAAACACCCTGTGCTTTAATTCGTCATAATGAGACCCTATGCATTGATTGGTAGAAGCCATTTATTAAACTGTTTTAAATCTTAATGTTATAAAGTTAGAACAATATTGCGTAAGTGATTGAATCTTAATCTGATATGCAGTATCTGGAACGTCAGTATATTGTTTTGGAGTCCCTGTAACGAATGCTTGAGCAGTCTTTTCCCACCCAGAAACTAATGCACCAGCATTGTCTAACGCAGTAAGTGTAAAGTTACCTGTATCTAGACCCTGAGTTGTTATTGTAATGCTGACTGTTTGTGCCATATTTTCTACCGAATTTTAATTGCTCAAAGATACGATTTTATGATATTAGATAAATTGCAAGGAATATACTGAAAATGCCTAATTAATCATTCATTTTAAACAGAATCATACACTTATCATTATAATGGGGATATCCTTCTTGGCAATTTTCATTAATCAAATATATTGGGTTTAAATAAAACGGCTCAATCATAAGATTTATACATTTCCATCCCCCATCCTGTATGTCTGGATTCATATTCCAACGTGTAAATGATGTAGCTAAAAGATACTTGCTACCACTATTTCTTATGTTAGCTATTGCTTTATGTACATTTTCATTTGTTAAATGTCCTAGACAATCTCTAACAAAAACTAAGTCAACTTTAGGTAATTCATCAGTTGTTAAATCTAATGTTCTAAAATCTATATTTGGATAAGATTGCTTATTAGATATTATTAATTTTTCTACTATATCTGCACCTATATAAGAAACACTGGATAAATCAACTTTTTTCATCCAATTCCAGTCTCCGCAAGGTATGTCTAGCATAGATTTTATATCAAATTTTTGAAACAAATAAGGTAGTTCATTCCTTATTAATTCTGTATTCTTTAACTCAGAACCAATTCCACTTGAACTTTCAGAAGAAGTCCATAAATTATTTTCATAAATATCTGTAAATGTTTCTTTTATACTCATATTAATATTGTTTTTTTGGCTGTTTCTTGTACTTGCATCCAATAGTAGTAGGATGCTCTATTTTGGTCTATGTGTAAATCATCCCAATATGGAAGTTTATTTGCGTAAGAAGACTTGAAGAATAATCCGCTATTGCTATTGGTTACTCCTGCATTATGTAATATCCAATACTTGTCAATAACCTCAATACTATCCGTACTCCATCCAAACCCAAGTCTTTTATCAACCTCTGTAGGATGGCCAAATAACCAAGCATTCCAAAGTAAAGCCCACATACCAGCAGTCCATTTTTGTATGGGGTAGTCATTTGGGAATTTCTCTATATAACTACCTTCTACAGCGCAAAAGTATTGATATAACTTTATAGAATCTTTTTCTACTTTGTCCCAAAAATCAGCACCTTCTCCTTTAACTATATATTGAGCCCCTCCAGAGTGGTTTTTCATTAACTTAGGTATTTGCTTGTCTATACCTATTATTTCGCACATAGCTTCATATATATCATTACCCTTGTGTTGTATGTAGTCATAATTTATATATGAATTAGTATCACTCATATACCAAGTGCCAGGTGTCATATACCAGTCTAATTCTGGAGGCCTAGTAAATACTATATCACAATCGTGTAAGAATAAGTATTTATTTTTTAATTCAGGGAATGCAGTTAGATGATGTTTCATTAAATTGAAGTATACAGATGGAATATAGCTATTAGGCTGTCTAGTATCTTCATAGAAATAAAAACCTACAGGAGCATAATGATTTTTTAGTTTTACCCAATCTTCTGGTATATATCCTCCATTAATTGAGCATAAAATATCTATTTGATTTGGGTCAATACCATTTTTTATAAAATTATTTATAAGTACTTCTATCTGCCATCTATAATAGTCGTTGGCAGGCTGTGCGCATATATATCTCATATTATTGGTTTACTTTTTAACAATTAACATCCTGCTGCTGTTGCGCAAGATATAAAAGAAGTAGAACTCATTATTATTGCTGGGCTACCACTTTGGAATCTACTTCCAACTGTATAAGCAAAACCTGTAGGAGTAGCTGGTCTATAGTATCTTATAGGATTTGCACTAAAACCTACTGGAAATGCACCATATTTTTGCTCTCCAGTTGCAACACAAGAGCCATTATCACACATATATTCTGTCATAAAAAATATATCATAAGGAGCAGCCGTTGTGGTGGTAGTTGTAGTAGTGGTAGTAGTTGTGGTACATCCAGCATTTATAGACCTTATTTTAGACCTTCCTTCTGTATCTTTTACTACAACAAATCTTGTAGAATTTCCAGGTTGATTATTATAAAATTTACTACCAGAAACAGCTTCAAATGAACCACTAATTGCAGCAGACTCTGAATCGTATGTAGTTGTACTAGCTAAGTAACTTCCATTACCACCTGTAAATCCACTTATTGTAATATCTTGGAATGAACCATCACAAACAGAACTAATACTGCAATTAACAGGAGCCAATGTGGTAGTAGTTGTTGTATATCCACAATCAGGTGAATTAGATGAATAAAATCCTCCAGCCTGAAACGCATTATAAGTTGTAGAACAAGGATTTGTATCTATTTGTTCGTAATGTTTATTTACATCTACGCATCTCCAATAAGTATTTATATCTCTATTTACCCAAACAGGGTCTGTATTAGGTGCTGTTTGTGAAGGGTTTGTAGCATACGTCGTAGTTCCTGCAATCCATTGATTACCAAAGAAACAAGTATTCGTATTTTTATAAACAGGCGTAGATGTTACACCTGAATTACAAGTATAAATATATCCAACAAGTTCAGTATAGCTTGCATTAAAGTTAAATGTTTGTCCTATTTGTTTAGGAGTACTTATACTACCAGAAACTATTTTTATATATCTAGTTCCATTTGGTTGGTTATTATAATTATAAGTACTAGCTGGAGTTGTAGAAACAGCACCAGCCATAGCAGCTCCTGCATCAGCATAAGTTGTTAAAGAAGCATAATAATTAGTACCATCACCTCCAGCAAAGTTATTCACTGTGATATTCTGCGTTCCTGAACTAGTACAAACAGAACTAGTGCTAGCTGTTATTGGAGGAAGAGTAGTTGTTGTAGTAGTAGGGCAAACTCCAACAGTAAATGATTTTGCAATCTTATTAAATGTATTAGCCCTATCTCTTACAGCAACCCAATATGTACCTGCAGCTAATCCAGTATATGTTCTAGTAAATTCTACATTAGTAAAACTTCCGTCTCTTGCAGCTTGCTCTGTAGAATATGTAATATTACTAGGAGTTGCATCATACGTACCTAATCCACCAGTAAATGATAATATAGTAATTTGGCCATCTGATTCACCACTATTAGCACATCCAGCACTTCCACCAAAATTAACAGGAGCTGGAGTTGTTGTACTCGTAGTTGTTGTCGTAGTTGTAGTAGTTGTTCCGCAACTTATATTAGGATATTTAGTACTTCCATAACTTAATGAAGTTCCAATACCTACTGTTAATATATAATTAGAATCAGGTAAGTTAGAGAATGTAACTCCACTTCCTTGATTAAATGGCCCTAATGTAGTTCTTTGGCCATTAGATATATTTATAATTGTAGCATAGTAATTTAAATACGTTCCACCATCTGCATTTGCAACAATTATCTGACCAGACCCAGGGCCTGCAAGACAAGCTGTCGTAAATGTATACGTTACCATAGGTATTGTAGTAGTCGTAGTTATTGTTTGACATCCAGTTCCACCTATGCTTTGTATAGGATAATTAGGTGAAGGAAGTGCTGTAGGAGATATACTCTGTATATAATAATTTCTTTGTGTAACAGGACTATAAACACTCTGATTAACAGTGAATGTATCTTGGAAATAGTTAGTTGATGTAACTATAGAATTGCTTGTACAATCGTATATATAATACCACTCTTGTGGAGGAGCAGTTGTTGTGCTAGTAGTACTTGTTGTAGTACAATTAGAATTAACTGATTTAACTACTGGAGTAGTGCCACTTCCATCTCTTACTGCTACAAATCTAGCTGTAGTGCCAGCTTGATTATCATAAACCTTTGCACCATTACTAACAGCTACAAATGTGCCGTTTAAGGCAGCAAATTCTGTATCATAAGTAGTTGTGCTAGCTTGATAATTACCATCTCCACCTGTAATGCTATTTATAGTGACATCCTGATATATGCCATCACAAACAGAAAGAATATTAAAATTAACTGCAGTTGTTAAAGCTATTGTACCACTTAAAGCACAGTTAGGCGTAAATACTATATTACCAGAAAAATTACAATCGTTTTTAATTAAACTTGAGTTTGTAACCATTGAATTACCTCTGATAGCTGTAAAGTGCATATCAGGAGCATTACCCTTAAAAACGCCATTTCTAGCCTCTTTATGATGAGTGCTAGGGAATATATCATTGGAATCATCCAAGTTCATAATCCCCTGAAATGTCTTTCTTTGTGTACTCATCTTAAGGTCTGTCTATGGTTTTTAAATTGCTATTGGTTACTTTGCTATTTCCTTTTACTGACTGAAATTTAATAAGACCGCCATTGCCTCTAAAAACACCATTTCTAGCCTCTTTGTGGTGAAAGCTAGGCATCGTGTCTTTTGGGTCATCTAAGTTCATAAAGCCACTTATTGTCTTCTTTTCAGTTCTCATATTATGCTCTTACTACCAATTTTTGACCAAGTCTAATTACTTCGTTTGCCTCTGGCAAAGAGAATGTATTCTCACGAAGGTTAGCTAATCTTTTTTGGTTGTAGTATTCTTTTCTACGTAATTGCTTATCTCCTAAACTTGCACGTCTACCCAAAGGTAAATGCTCAATATCTTTCCAAGCTATAAAAGCTAAAACAGCTTCTCTAATTTGAACTGGTATTTTGTAGTCTACATCGTCAGCAGGAGAAGACAAGTATTCTAATACCACATAGTCGTGGCTATATTCGTTATCAAGATATAATATACCTTGCTCCTCGTCAATATCAAAAGAACCTGCGCCATTTAAAACAGCACCTGCTCCAAATATATTTACATATCTAGCTCCGTCAAAATAGTTTACAAAAGCTAAGTCTTGTAGTCTATAGGTATTACCTGTTGTATTATCTGTATTGCTGTCAGTTCTATCTGCTTGGTTGATTTTATAAGAAGATAGGTTTCTGTTTCTTTTCAAGGTAGCAACTTCTCCGTCTGCGTTAAATACGCCTACTTTAGAAAAGCCAATATAATCAGAAGGCAATGTAACAGTCTTGTTTGCATTAACTACCAACTTAGCTGTTTTAGGTGTGGAATATACATCCATCCCCATTTCTTCTACGCCACGAACTCCTACAGTCCATAATCTACGATACTCAGCATTAGTCTGTTTAGACTGGTCTAAGTATTGGTAAATTACTTCTGATAAAGGAACCCATTTTGCTGTATCTTTTGCCATTTTTTATTATATTTTATCTAGTGCATCATTTGTTGAATCTTGAGGCGTAGCCTTTCTAGGTCTAAGCTGATTCATTACTAAATTGATGATGTCTGTAATATATTCTTGAGGTACGTTAATTTCTGCATCTAAATCAGAAGTCTCTGTACTTACCATTCTTACTATTGCAAATCTACCAACTAAATTGGTATAACTCTTAAACCAAAGCTTTTTTCCTTCTACCCAATAAAATATTTTACTAGGAGGCTGCTTTAAATTATCCATATAGTCTAACTCTCTTGGAGAAACAGGTATTGGTGATTTAGCCAAGCCTGTACTAGTAGGGAATGTAACTGTAGATATACCATATCCTCTAGATAATCCAAGTGGAACTTGAGGTAAATCTAAAGAGTAGTATCCTGTATCGTTATCTTTTGTAATAGCTAAGTTTTTAAATGTCGCATAAAAAGAATCTGCAACAGTCTCTATACCATCTAGCTTAATAGCATCAGTATAGTTTACTTTAGCCATATAAGCTATAGCTTCGTTAATATATAGATTAATTTCTTTCTCTGTTATATTAGCATCGTCAGTAGGTATGCCTCCGTAAAGCATACGTCTTATTTGCTCTATCAAAACTCTTCTAGTCATTATTGGCCTTCGTTTTTAATTGTTTGAGATACTCTAAGCAAATCACCATCTTTTAAATTAATACCTATAATTCCAATTGCTCTGTAGATAATTTCATTCATATCTGCATCACCCCACTCTGGTTGAACAGAACCTGTAGTAGGAACTACAGAAGGCCCACCAGCAGCAGAATAAACCAAGTTACCAGTATAAGCCCAAACCATTGTATTTGGATTTCTAATGTATCCAAGTATAGGAGCTGCTACATTTGATGGGTAAAATTTAAAATTATCACCAAACTCCATATAAATAGCATCTGTAGTTGTAGGTGCATCTATTGGGTTAATTAAGTGGTTTGCAAGATTATCATCAAATACCTTCTTTATAGGTCTATTAGTAGATGTTCTTAAAGATGTAGCCGTATTCATATTTGCAGGCTTAGGTGCAACCCCAGATGTAACAGTTAGGCCTGTTTCTGTATAAAACTTTGATAATCTATCAGATATAGCAGAATTTACAATAAGGCCTGCTGGACTTTTTCTGTTATTACTATTAACGTTACCAGTACCATCAACAAGTGATTCTAAATACTGCGATTGCGCCATATTTATAATACTATTGAAATCTTCTGGAGACAAATACGTACCCTGATATTTATCAACAAGGTAGGTTACTATTTTATATACTTCATCTATAGTCATATTGCAAATATAAACAAAAAAGCCCCTATAGAAATAGGGGCGATTTAACCAATGAAACCATATAACACAAAGCGCATTTAGGCTTTCACCATACTCTTTAATTCAATATAGAAGTCTCTGCCCTTTTCTGTTAAACAGAACTCTGAAACAAACTCAGCTGGCTTTTTGCCGTCTGGGATTTGTACAATAAAGGTCTTGGTTTCACTCCATACTGCTTGACCCTTCACGTGGGTAAAGTTAATTAAGTTCTTTTCAACTGCTCTATCTACGATAAACTTAGATAATACAGTTGGGTTATTATAAGTCTTAATAAACGTATCTGACATCTTATTAGCAATATTGTAGTATAATGGTCGTAATGCCATTTCTGATACAAAGTTACCTTCCTTGTCTTTTACGTTGATTCCTAAGAATTTAGCGTGAGGTAACATAATGTCGTAAGGAGCTGTCTTAGCTAACTCTGTAGCGTTCATTTCACTCTCAAACTTCTTATAGTTAGCTTGCTCAATAGCCTCTTCGTCAACCAATTTAAAGATACCTCTTGATTCAGGTAATCTGTGAGGATTAGCCTTATTCATATTAGTAACGTTTAAAAAGTGTACTAAAGCTGTCTTTTGAGCTGGCACTCTTAGTCTACCCCAAACAAATCTAATCTCAGGTCTTTGTCTTTTCTTAGCGTCTGATAGCTTTTCTTGTTCATCTACCCAAATAGTGTTTACACCCTCTAGGTATCTGATTTCTCTTTCTGTACCTGTTACGTGGTCAAAAATTACATCTGAGTTTCTAATAATGTAGTTTTCTGGGAATGGAGGTCTAGTACTGTTAACTGTGTTTACTTGAAACTTCTCAGTAAGTTCGTACTCGTACCACTGCTTTTCCTTCTTTTTCTTAACTGGTTCTGGGATAAATGTTGCAGCTTCTTGTGATTGTTCCGTGGCGATTTCCACTTCTACAATATTACCATCTGCATCAATGGTTTGTTTTTTTGCTTTTGCCATATTGGTTTAATTTATATGTGTCACAAATATACATAAAAAAGAAAACCCCACCATAAGGTGGGGCTCTCTATATAATCTGTAAAGATTAGTAAGTAACGCTGATGTATTGATTTGCAGCGAACACTTGGATACCGCAGTATGCCATATGATGCACATTCAATTCCATCTTGTCTGAAGTTGGAGTCTTAGCTAATGCACCAGTCTCCCAAACTTTCACTTCTTTACCTGGCTCAACTTCGTTGTAAACCATACGTAATGAAGGTAATTTGTCTCCAGTTTGAGCATCTCTTCCCTCTTTCATTGGGATTAAGATACCGCTATTCTTGTACAAGCTTGTAGAAGGAGCAACTCCGTATACAGCTTCAGCATTGAATGGTAAGTACTTCTTCAAGTGGAAAGTTGTACCATCAATCTTTAATGAATCAAAACCGTACTTAACAGCTACGTCTTGAGAACCACCTGCGTTAGCCCAAACAATAGCACCGTTTTGGTACTTAGTGAATAAAGCGTCATCAACAGCTGTTCTTAAGTAGCTATCCATTAAGAAGTGATACTCTTGAGCACCACCGTTAAAGTCAGCTAAACGAGCTAAAGCGTGGAAATCTTCAATTGTGAAAGCTGAGTCACCACCCCATTGGTAGTTTTGACCACCAGCTTTGATTTGAGGAATCAAACCAGTTGTACCTACAGTTCCAGTGATGTTTGTAGCAGCACTACCGAACATTAACTTGAACTCTTTGTTGTTCATAAAACGACGTACAGCTTCATCTAAACCTTTGTAAGTGTAGTAAGCTTGTCCGTTTACTTCAAAGTATAATTCTTCAATCTTAGCACGGTCAGTGATAGAGAAATCTTCACGAATTTCAGTTGTGTAGAAAGTCTTTCTTTCAGTCAAACCAGTTAAAGAATTGAATTTAGTAGAAGCTTCACCAGCTTCAGTAATACCTCTGAATAATAAGAATGCAGTTGAAGTAGCACCTAAATCATCGTTAGCATCAATTGTAGCGATTAAAGGCTTAATAGTACAAGTTGCAGCAGTTGGTACAGTCATAATCTTGTACTGAACACCAGTTGCAGCGTTCTCTACAACTTCACCTACACGTAATGGAGATTTACCACCATCAATGTAGCCTGCAGCGATTTCTACTGCAATTGCGTCACCAGCAGCTACAGTAGCTAAAGCACCACCGTTTAATTGTACAGCTGAATGTAATTTTCCTTTAGATTCAAAGTGGAAGAATTCACGAGAAGGAACTGTAGCCTTCATACCTAAAGCTTCCAATAATTGTGTATAGTTTTGAGAACCATACTTCTCAATAAACTTATCGTAGTATTGAGGTTTTAAGATAGATAAGTCAGAAACGAACTGGCGACCTACTTGGCCTGCAGTTGGTTGAACATTACCTGGTTGTAATACTGGCATTGTAATTAATTTTTATTTTTAATAATTGTTTATATACTGAACATTTTGCCAACCATCTTATCATAGTCACTCATATCGCTCACAGCTGCTGTCCTTGGAGTATTGCTGTAATCAATATTTTTCATACCCTTCAACAAGTCTGCCTTTGCTTTGCTTACCGCTTGGGTAACCATAGAATTGACAATCTTGTCTCTGTTTTGTAAGAAGTAGACGTCTTCTGCTAATTGCTTGGTATCGTACTTACCATCCTTGTAGTAACGAGGCCCGTAAAAAGACTCTAAATCAAAATCCTTCAAGTCGTTTTGAAGTTGTGCTTTCTCCTCTGGTGACAGAGCATACTTGCCGTCAAATTGGACTTCCTCGTCCTTGTAATTAACGTTAAATCCTTCAAAAGCGTTCAAACCAGACTCAATACTTTGCTCATACATTTGTCTAGCCTGCTCGTAGGCTTTTGCTTGTTCTTCTTCCTGAGTTTTCAAATACTGACTCACGACTTCCTCTGTGTTTACAGAAGGTTGTGATTGTTCTTGAAATTGACTCAAGATATCTGGAAAGCTAATGTCCTGTTTTAATGTCTGCAAGTAGTCTTTCGCTTCACGTACATCCTTCTTCAACTCTCTTGCTAGTGCTTTTTCTTGCTTCTCAATTTGCTTGCGTTTAGCAGCAATTTCTTCTTCTGACATTAAAGACTCGTCAAAGTCTTTATCTACAGCGTATTTAGAAGCAAACTCTTCCTCAATTTCCTCTGGACTTAAATCTGGATAATCGTAAGCTATCTTAAGCTTTAAAATATCAGACTCGTCCATCTTGTCTAATTCTGAAAGAACTTTTTGTTCATATAAGATATCCGCTACTTCACTAATGTTTCCAGTAGTCAAACTATCGTATATGTTTTTTGCTACTTCGTTTTCCCACTCAAATTGAATTTTAGTAGGTTCACTAGGTTCGCTTTGCGCAGGCTCTACTTTTGCTGGTTCAGTTTGAGTAGGTTCTACTGTTGTTTGAGTTGGTTCAGTCTGAGTTGCCGTTGGTTCTACTTGCGTAGGTTCTGCAGGTGTTGGTTCAGTCTGAGTTGGCTCTGTTTGTGTTGGTTCTACTGATGTGTTTGGGTCACTTGAGTAACTTGACACATCAAATGGATTGATGTCTTGCTCTGCCATATTGGTTTATTTTGTTATGCAAATATATAAATTATTCTGCTTCAGTTTCTTGCGCCTCTTGTTCTTGCGCTGCTTGTTGCTGTTGCATCATCATTTCTTCCATTTCTTTTTGCTGCTTCTTAGCAAAGAATGCATCAACTACTGCTTTCATTTCTGGACTAAGTGGTCTACCTAGTTCATAAGATTTAAGTAAAGCTAATTGTACAAACTCTTGCTCAGATAACTCTTGCTTCATCTTCATCTCTGTACTAACAACAGCTAGTTTACCTTGAGCTTCTATTTGTTGTAATTGAGCATCTGCCTGAGCTTTAGCTTGAATAGACTGCTGTTGAGCTTGCGCATTCATTTCTGAATTACGTTGCGCCTTCTCCATCTCAGCTTTTTCTTTATTCTTCTTAGCCTTTGTAAGATACATTTCTGCAAGCTTAGTGTTCTTAATACTACGGATTCTAAATGCATCTTCAAATTCCATCATACCTGCAGATAATGCTGTTTGAATCATACCTTCTAAGAATTGTCTTTCTTTCTCGTCTGGCATTACTTCAATCTTTACATCAAAGTGTCTTCCTTTTACCTTATCTGGAGTTAAATAGTCTTCGTATTGTTTACCACCATAAGAAACAGAATCATATAACAATAATGAAATCTTGAATGCAGTTTGTTGGTATAAGCTTAAATAAGCATCGTATATGAAATCTGTAGCATTGTTAGATGCTTGAATTTGCGCTTGTTGTACACCTAAACCTAATTTAGGGTTTACGCCAGAACCTTCTCTATATTCATTAACTCCGATTTCATCACGTAAGCGCTCAAGATAGTGGTTGTAAACCATAATCAATTGTTGGATTTGACTTACGCTACCAGTATTAGGAGCTTCTTGAATAGGCACTCCGTTTTGGCTATCTCCATCTTCAGTTCTACGCTTGTAGTAGATGTTACCTGTTTGGTCGTAAACAGCTTGTAACTCCAACGGACTCAATGCTTTAGCTTGTCCAATATTAATATCAGACAATGAGTCAATATCTATAATTAAACCTGAAGGTCTAAGTTTTGCGATTAACTGCTGAATCTTCAAGTGAGCTAAAGTCATCTGGCGAATAGAAGTCTCCATTCTCTCAGGAATAGCCATATTCTCTAAATCCAAGTTCTCGTGCATATACACGCTATAGCTAAAGTATGCGTCAGCAATTTCTTTTGTACTAGAAGGCTTAATCATATTCTTAGCAACACCCCACTCTAGCATAGTGTCTGTATTCAATACATATACACCACGATAGATAACGTACATATCCTTGGTAATCAATTCTTTATTATCACCTAGTCTTTGAGGAGCTTTGTCCTTTTTATCAACAGCTGTAAGATTGCCATACTTGTTAGTCTTGGCTTGATACATCATACTGTCTATAGTCTTGATTTCGTAGTCTAATACGTCTACAGTCCAATCGTCATATGGTCTATCAATAGAATATCTAAATCTATCGTCCCACTTAACAGACTGGCTATATTGTTTAGCCTGTTTAGCTAACTGCCAAATCTTTTCTTCTGGCATATTAGGATATTGGTTTCTAATGTCTACTAATTTCATAGACAATACCTCACCTATAAAAGAAACGTCACGAAAATCATCGTAGTTAGAAAAACCATAAAAGCTATTCTCTGGAACAACACGTCTAACGTTTATTTTACCATTAGCTCCTGTACTTACTTTTGTAGCTCCTAAGCCTGTTTCTGATACATCTTCTAAAATCTTACGCTTGATTACAGGCCATCCATTTTCATAGAATACGTAATCACAGCCTTTTTCAAATAATATTTCCTCTGGCAATTGATATTCAAGGCCAAAGTATAATTCTAATTCATCATAGTCTTGAGGAGTAAACTGACCATCAGCAATTAACTTTACGCCAGTTTGAGCTTCCATACCCTTAATCTCTTCACCAAAGTTCATTCTAAACTCAGCGTCGTCTCTATCGTATTTCTTTCTCTCAACAGATACTGGGTCAATCGCTGTAGCACGAACTTTCTCGTCACGCTTCATAAATCCACCGATAATAACCTGCATAAACTTAGGAGCAATTGCAGGCGCTTTCATATCTAGGTTTACAAACGCTTCTTTACCATCTACGTTCAATAAGTCTAAGAACTCCTGCATAGGCTGTTTACCTCTAGAGAACTTCCTGTTCTTTTCAAACTTTTTATTACGTCTGGTGAAATAACCACTATTGTAGGCTTTTTGTAAGAATTTAGATATCTTTAAGCCTTCGTCAGTATCTCTCTTTAATTTAGAGTTACCTAGGTGGAAATTTAATATTTCCTTTGTTGTTTCTTTATTATCGCTCATAAGTATAGCAAAAGTACAAAATTACATTACACAGTAATCTTGTATGTTTTTAATGGTAAAGAAGAGAGTTTTACTTCCTCTTTGTGACTTTCCAAAGATACACCAGAAAGTAGACTAATCATAAAGGCGATACTTCGGTCAAATGGAGTTCGGTTCTCGTGGTCGTACGCCAGCAACTCTTCCAGCAAGTCAACGAAATATATTTTATGACTATGGTTCTCTACGTAAGATATTGCTGTGTCTAATTGCCTAGCCATAGCAAATGCATCCGCAGAAGCTACCCCGTACTTTCCAGGGCCACCTTGTCTTCTCTTGAATCTGTCTACAGCTGCCTGTGGTGTCTTCAAAAGAAATGCCCTAAATCCTTTATTCTGGAAATAGTCTACGAAGTCATCACCTACGTCATTCTCGTAACAAGCCTTGTATCCATAGAATACAGCCGCTTTTAACATCTCGTCGTGAAACATACTTTTCAGTCTAGGTCTTCCCACATACTCGGCAATAGGCATCCCTGTATTCTCAGGGTCTTTCATATCTAGCTTCTCAAATATGTAGCAAGCTCCCATAGAACCCTTTCCACTAATAACAGAAGATTTGAATGGGTCAATACCACTTGAGTAGATATGGTTATTAGCAGGAGTTTTAACGCCACCTACTTCTGTCCACTTGTTTTGCATTTCCTTTGGCGGAAACTTATGTATTAGCCAGTTGCCTTCTTTATCGTCAGACCAGTCTACGGTCTTGTCATCTTTCCAATAAAAACGTACTCTACGCATAGCAAGTCTTTCTTCTTTTAAGAAGTCTAACTGGTTGTATATTTTCTCTGCGTTGAAGTAACACTTCTTAGCATCAATCATAAAGGCTTCGTTTTCGTCAAATGGATTCATACGAATCTCTTCCGACAACTGCTCTTTATCTGTAATTAACTTACGCTGATTGATAAGGTAGTCTCTACTACCCATTTCTATTTTGATGCCAAATCTTTCGTAGATATATTTCTTTTGTCTTTCTGTAGGTGCTTCTATAATAGACTTGCCATACTCGTCTATAAAACCTTCGTATCCATCGTATGCAGGACAGAAGTATCTGTATAGTCCAGATGCAGTCATTGCATTTTCAAATTGATTAGACGCATCGTATAGTTTCTTGTAAGGTTCACCACCAGACTTTGCATCATTCGCTGTAGATGGTATCAAACAGAATCCTACCTTTATTGCACCACGACCCATCGTCTTTTTTACGATAGGCCAGTATTGGTTTACGGAAACTTCTTTAGGCCACTTACCAGCCTCATCCATTAGTAAAGCCGTAACACGGCCTGAATCGTACGAGTTAAGGGCAGTATTCTTAAAATTGATTTTTGACTCCAAGCCAATGTCATCATCAAATACCTTTCCCTTCTCGCGGCCCTTCGCCTTACGTTTATCTTTCTTCTTCTTGAATACCAATTCTGTCTTAGTCTCTTCATCTTCTGCTCTCGGTTTTAAAAATATAGGTAAGTTACGATATCCGTTCATTACCATATATACAAACGCATCACTGGCATCCTTACCTGTCTTAGATATGATACCACAGAATGATTTACGTTTAGTGATTGATTTCCATACCAAGTATGCTGTAGCTTGTGAGGTAGCACCTTCACGACGCTTCTTAATCCTTACTATACCAAAACAGTAGGGTAATGATTCAGCGTGGTCTTGGAAATAAAAATATTTTCTGTCTACATCTCTGTAGTCTGGATTAGAGCCATCCTCTAGTGTCCAGTAGTTTAAATAGAAATAGTGTAACCCTGTAAGATATGTAGCTTCACCGTCATTCATAAACCAGTACCCATTGTTTATGCGGCCCCACTCCTGAATAACGAAGTCTCTTTGTTCATCCGTGTATATAGGATTACCATCTTCATCAAACTCTAGTTCTTCAAAGAAGTCAGGTATATCTGCGCGGTAAAACTTTTGGTCTTCCTGCTCTAACTCCTGATTATCTATAACAGATGGTTTCTCAGGTAATTTGTACTTAATTCCGTACACTTCTACACTACTCATCTTCAAAATGTTTTTTAGTGAATTTATCAATCTTGGTAAACATAGTTATACCTGTGCCTGTTAAGGCAAACAGCTTTCTAGTTCCTTGCGTTGATGGTACGTTTACAACGTATCCTTTTTTAACCATACGATTGTTCATAGCGTAGAATGTTAAAGTCATTCCTTCCCAGTCTCTTTTAAAGTCGTTAGTTCCGTAAAAGTTATACGTACCTGCCCACAATAAAAAAGCACACTCATTCAAAGATAAACCTATAATATCTGTTACAACATTAATCTTGTTTAGGAATGTATACATATCTATGATACGACCATCCCTCTCTTTTATCTGTACTATAGCTTCTTGGTATCCTGCTTTTTTAGCCTGAACCACCTTTGAACGTATGTGTCTTTGTAGGTTATTAATATGCTTCTCCTTTCCATATACGCGCTGCTTCTCCTTGAACAGCTTATAACTTAGTTTGCCGTAACGCTCGTTTTTATGCTTAATAACCTTAGCTTTCTTTTCTTTAGAATTTTTATGCAGCCTATTGAGTCTTTTAATTTCTTCTTGAGACTCTCTGTAGGCTTCGTATAATTCTGAATGAGGACTGTTCTTGGTTATATACTTCATCGTACCAATTGTTCAATTAAAGGTTTTTGACGCGTCTTGTCTTTTTCTTCGTCACCAGTTAACGCATTGTCAATCTTTAGCTTTTTCATAACGTCGTTGATTTCTCCAACACTAGCAAACAGCTTAAGTACACGCTCCCAGGAGCTATCTTGTCTATCTGACAAGTCTAGCCTAGATAAGTTGCTGTTGTTTAACAGAATGGTGATTTCGTTTAGTTTACGATTGAGTGCGTAGTATGCACCAACAATGCCGTCTTCTTCGTACAGCTTTAGTTTTTCTTTATCAGTCATTAGTATCCTCTTTTATCAAAGTCGTGGTCAATAGCTAAACAGTCAATATACTTAAGACGTATAATGCTTTCTTGTTTGCCGTTTAGATTATGGGTCATTTCGTAGTCAGCGTACTTGTACGTAATTACGACATCCCCTTCGTTGAAATCTGTTGTAGATTCTGGCTTGGCTTTGATGCGTAGCTTGTTGTGTATCTTGATGGGTTCTGTATTTAGTATGATACCACCTTTTGTGATATTGTCTGGTTCATATAGCCTTTCAGCTAATAGGTAGCCATCAATAGGAATTACCTTGCCATCCTTAAATCCAAAATAAATAAATTGTTCTTCTACTGAGAAGAGTTTATAACCGTCAGGGATGTTGTCGTATACCAATTCGCATTCGTTCCCCATACTGCTGTGGTGTGCCAATACATAAGTTCCTGCTTTTAAGTTTTTGTAATCTGTAAGTAAAATGCCTTGAGTGATGTTTGTTACCCTGCTATCCCAAGAGTAGTCAGTAGCAATTTCTAGATTAACAGATTTTCCGTCTCCTAGATTTAGTTTGTGATTTTTTTTGTCCTCTGGCTTTGAAAGTACGATAACACGTTTGCCAACAGGCTTAATCTTGTTAAATAGATGTTTCATTTGCTTTGGTTATACGCAAATATACGATAAGATTCGTATTACTATCTGAAACGTTCTCCTCTTCCTGAAGTTCTACCAGAGCGGTATACTTGTGAACCAGGAGACCATAGGTGATGGTATGCCCACCATCCTGCTGTTAATCTAGATGCGTTTGCTGATTTAGCGTGACGCTTTCTATAATTTCTTCTAGCCTCTGCACTATAGTTAGAAGAGTATCCTTTAGCACCAAATCTAATAATGCGAACTCTGTCGCCTTCCTTAGCTAGTACTACTTTTTTGTGAACGCCATCATTAGCGTTTTTAGGTTTATTATAACCTGCAAATCTTTCACCGCGATACTCTACCATTTGTTAGACTTTAATTTTGAATATTGTTTTGGAGGAATAGTAGATTTAGACTTAGGTCTTGAAATACCCATAGCCTTTCTAGCATTGATATTGTTTACCAAACTATTCTTTACTCCAAGTTTATTTGTTTTCATTTTATGCCTGATTAGAAGGTTCAGTTGCTGTTTTAGCAATAGTATTGTTTAATTCAATAATATCTTTGTCGCTAAAGTTTTTTCTCATACGTTGAAATACCTTAGTTTTATTTATCTCTTTATTATTCAAAGCTTTCTTAAATGTCTCCTCGTCTATTTTTTGACCGTATTTTTTTGTAATACCTTGCTCTTTTAATAAATATCTTACAGCATCTAAATCAGCCTTTGATTCAAACGCCCCTACATCGTGTACATCGTAACCTTGTCTTTGCATTGTTTGATATGCTGGGTCTGTAGAATATAAGTTCCATCTTGTATTTGACATATATTCCTTTCCTATTTCTTTTCTTTGCTTGTCTGTTATATTCTTGTTTTTAGCAATAAACTGCCAAGCTTCAGCTGGAGATTGGTATAGGCCTCCTCCTTGTGTAGGTGACTTAGAAAATGTTTTAAGTCCAGATGTTACGTGACCTATTTCGTGAGCTAATATAGATTTATCTGAACCTTGTGCTAATTGCACAGTAGGATTACCAGCATAATATATTGCAGCAGAAGAGCCTTTAGGGCCAGCAAAAAATTCTATATTTTTAAGTGCTTCTTGTCTTTCACTAACAACATTAGATATATTTTTTTCTCCTTGCATTGCAAGTCTATCTGCATATTCCTTAGATTGCATATATCCTAACTTATCTTGTATAAGATTTTCTGCCATCTTTCTAACAGCCATATCTGCGCCACTTGGCTTCCATCCTCCTCTAGAAGTCCATCCTTTGTTATATTTTGAAGGATTTATTTTTTTAGGTTGCTTATCTGCCATAATTATCTTCCTTGACCGCGGTAAGCTTTTGGCTTAGGCGTGTGTTTGTTAAAAGATTTTTGCGCACTACCTTGTTTGCGTTTGCCAAAGGAAACTTTTTGACTACTATTTTTAGTTGCTTTTGCCATTTTATTTCTTACTTAGACCTTCGCCTATTTTTTGATATTCTGTATATTTTTTGTTTGCGATAGCTTCGTTAGACGCTTTTTCAATAAAACCTTTAAACAATGCTGCAGATACTGGGTCTAATGCATAGCTAGATAAAGGCTTGTTATCTCTCTTAGCTTGTAGCATCTTGTCTCTAAGTTCCATAGCAGCTAGATGCTTTTTACTATCTGATAAATAGTTTTCGTCTTCAGCTTCCATATCCATTTCCTTCATAGCCTCTTCAGGCTTTCTAGACATAATCTTCTTGCCAAGCATTTCAGCATAGTTGTGTACTAAACCTAAGTTAACATTCAAGCTGTCTCTGCCTGTCATAGGATTTTGAGGCGCTTGTGCTGCCCTTTCGTTAATTATCTTTATAAGTTTTTTAGCTGACATATTGTTATCTGTTTATTTTTGCACGCTTTGCAGCATCTGCTAATTTACCTTTTACAGCTGGTTTAGCCACATCACCTGGCTTACGGCTTTCCCATTGCTTTTGCATTGCCTCTTCAAACTTTTCTTTGTTAGAAGCATATCCCATTTCTCCAACTTTCTTTTTCTTAGGTTCCATAGTTTATTTAATTTTCTTTTTAGCGTTTTTCTTAGCTGTCTTCTTAGCTACAGGTTTTTTAGCTGCAGGCTTTTTCTTTACAGCTTCTTTCTTTGCCTCAACCAATTGTTCAATAGGAGATGCATACTCTGATGGTACGTATTCCCATTTCTTTCCAAATAGGTTGTTGAAGAATTCTATTATCTTTTTCATAGATACAAAAATAGCTTATTTAGCTTTATATTTATTCACCATATACTTTGCCATATCATCTGGCACTTTTCTATAGGATTTCTTGAATGTTTTAGGAGCCATCTCTACAAGCGTAGGGTCAGTGTGTACACCAGTAGGGAACTGTTTTATAGTAGGTAGCATATGGTAGCTGTACAAATACACGTTAGCTTTCTTTACGTATTGCGTTATGTTTACAGGTAACTCCCACTTGCGTATCTTATCTACAGCACGCATCTCGCAATCCTTCTCTAGTTCAACCATATCATCAAGTACATTACGAAGCTGTGTATTGTTCATTATAACGCCACCACCCATCCAGTCCCAAGTTTTACCGCAAGCGTCTGTCCACTTCTCCCATCTAGGGTCTGTTTTCCATTGCTCTAAATGACAGAATTCGTGGATGAGTATTTCAAACCATTCTTTAAAAGGTTTACCACAGGCAACAGCCAATACCTTGTCTCTATCGCAGAAGTATCCACTGCAATCCTGTGAGAAATCATCTGTTAAGACAACGGTCTTTGAAGGAGCAAGCATCAACTCTATGCCGTATGTTTTACACTGTCTTTTTACTGAGGCTATGAAAGGTTTGTATTCTTGTGGGATATCGTACTTCATACCCCAAATTTACCTAAATTAAGCGTAGCCTGTTTCCGTTGAAGAATACGTTAGGATTTACCCAGTACTCTATATTAGACCCTAACTTCTGGGCTATAATCTTAGCTTCTATTAATTCACTAACAGCTGTTCGTATAGTATTAGCAGATGATATACCTGTAGCCACCTGTATATCGGGTATATGGTATACTACGGTCTGACTGAGGGGGCGTATGGTGCAGGCCCCGTAAACCAGTAGCCTCAACCCAGTACCCGACAATTTCATTAAGTCTTTAAGATTATCTGTAAACAGCTTTGTATAGGCAGAGGTATCTGTCAGCGACATCTTGTTCTTGGGTATCTTGCGTACAGCGTATAGGTCATCACCATCCTTTAGCTGCCATACCTCCTCGTTCTGTTTAGTTAGGAAATGCTTTTCTTCTAGCCCTATAATTCTAAAGGGGCTATGTAGGTACGATTCGTACTTTTTCATATCTTCGTATTGACTTATTTAAAATGAAAACGAAGATACGTCATTTTGCAGCCTAAAACTCAATTTGACGTATTTTTTTTACAAAAAATTGAAAAACACATATTGATTTACAACGTGTTACAAGGTTTCCTTCTTATATATATTATATAGAATTCTATAGTCTGTTTATAGTCCACTTATTTATATAAAATACTGGACAATCTATAGGAGCCTGGAGGCTCTTGTTTATGTAAGGAATGTAACCGTGCAAGGGAACTATATAGTAATACTGCGCATAGTGCCTAGGTGAAAGTCAAATCCTGCAACCGAGTACCCCTAGATTCAAATTGATTATCAAGCAAGTAATATAGGAAAGTAACCTAGATAGAAAGGTAAATAGATATGCTAATGTGTATATTATACACTAAGTAATGTGTAATAAATACACTAACGAGCGTAAGCGATAACCCCTACGAAAGAAATCGTAAATCCTAAACTCTAATCCCTACTAAACTAATAGACTAATGCTTTATAACTAATGTGTAAAATGTACACTAACTATAACTCCGAAATGCTTCGTAATCAAGGGTAAATGTTAAAATTCCTTTAACACATTTCCTGCCATTTAGGGGCGATTTTAGCCCGTCTCCATCGTTTTGGATGTCTACCCTTGGACACTCCGAGAAGTGCCAAATTTGGGGAAATGCGCCTTACCTCTAATTGCGCGCGCGTATGTACGCGTGTGTATGTGTGCGCGTGTACGTGTATGCGCACGTATGCCTGCGCGCTATATCCTTATACCACAGCTGTAAAAAATCTTTTAACAAAACCTTAACTAGGCTGTTGATTGCGGTATCAAAACTATTTTGCAGTTTTACAATGTCAACGGGGACGACCTAATGACACAGCTCTTTTAACGTTTCTTTAACACTCTTGCATACCTGACCTCAATAAGTCACTTAGTCACTGCAAGTATGGTCTCGCTAGGCTTTCCGCTGTAAAGCGTTGTAGCAATCACGAAGAGTGAGAGAGACCCATCCGATGGTTATGATGGTGCATAAACTCAACCCTGCTTTTGGTTTCCCTAGGACTATAGGCAGTAAAACTAGGCGACGAAATGGTTCAGTTCCATAGTAGTTGAAGATGGCGCGTTTAAAAACGTTAGCTGTTCGGAGCGTTGGGTGACAGCAATGCCCTCTAAAATAACGATGTCCGCGGATAAATTACTCCGCGCTGATGAGCTGCAGAACAGCGAAACATTTAAACCTAAATACTATGAAAGCTACAATTAACGGCACAATGCTAAACGAAGACAGATTTGTTATTGAATTAAACGCTGAACAAATGGAAGACCTAGCTGTCTACTACTTGCTAGAGTCTTGCAAGTGGGACGCTAAGAATATCAAGTACGATGGCAATGATATGAGACAAAGAGATACCTACAATAGATTAGCTGACAAGTACTACACAATGTACAAATCAATCAAGGCTATACAAGGTAAGGAAGAACCAATAGGTGTTGAATATATCCTAGAAAATTAATTAACCACGGGGGTTAACAGCCCCCACATTTTAACCTAAAAAAATATACAATTATGAGACAACAAACAGCACAACAAATGATGAACGATGCATCTAGATTCAGCGCACGCACAACCGCAGACGCGGAGCGCAAGATTGACAACATCCTAGAGAACAGCAGACAAGACAATGTCTTCGTTGAGTCCTCTATTATTAGCTTATCTGAAATCACGGGAATGGACACGCGCAAAGGCCTAGAGCAGGCAGTTATTTGTGAGGGTCAAATCGTTAACGTGGTATCTTCTAGCTATGGCCACCTAGATAACCGCAAGTTCTACTACGAAGCAGAGTCCAAGCTAATTGATTCTGACATCTACTACAAACAGCGCTCTATCAACAAAGATAACCGCTCATTCGCTGTAGATTATGTACTTGCTGATGACCGCTACAAGATATGCGTAAAGGGTGAAGAGGATGTACTACGTCCGATGTTACGATTCGTAAACTCTTACGATGGTAGCTGTAAGACTAGCGGCTCCTTTGGATTTTGGCGCAAAGTATGTGACAATGGACTACACGTTGCACATACTGAGATTGGATTCAGCGTTAAGCACCGCGGTAATATAGCAGACGTGGTAATGCCTAAGATGGACGAGATTGTATCTAAGTTTATGGACAACGAGTTCTATACATTAAAACGCAAGTTTGAAGTATTGGCAGAGCGCCCCGTATACAACCTAGACGGATATGTAAAAGCTACAGCTAAATCATTAGGGCTGTTCAAGTACGAAGCTAGTGACAAGAACCCCGAGCCTAGCGCTAACGCTCGTTTTGTTCTAGATGTAATCAACCGCGAGACTAGACAATTGAATACACAACCTAACCAATGGATTGTATACAACGCGTTCAACGAATTGTTACACGGCAAGTTAAAGAAGACCTTTGACCAACAGCGTAACATTGACGAGCAATTGTTTGAGACTATCTATAATTCATAATCATAACCACGGGGGCGGGCAACTGCCCCCACAAAAACTATCATCAATGGCAAAAGAATTCAAAATCGGTGAGTACGCTGTAGGCGGTATCATCAAGGTAGATAAGGGTGCTAAATTAGTACGCATCCAAGCCCTAGATTGGGACGATAAGGATGTATTAAGAAACAAAGTATTCCCCGTAGATTATACGGACGCTATGGACGAGTTCTTAAACGACTTGACCACTAGCTACTACGCAGACAAAATATTAGACTACATTAAAAACTAAAGCTATGAAACCAAAAAATCACCAAGAGCAAATTATTATCCCCGTTTATTATTACGAAGACGAAGATGGACAATTAGTCTACGACTTTGAAGAAATGGCGGACTATTTTGCAAAAGAATTATCTAAACTTGATGAATCAAATAAAATTTTATGTAATCTAGAATATAAATAAAAACTAAAGCTATGAAACAAAAATTAGTATGGCCAAACATTTACAAGATGGAGCAACCTATTATTGAAAAACCTAAAACCTATGCAACTATGATACACGATGAACCTATTATTTTATCTGACCTATTAGATAGCGTATATGTACACGACTATAGTTATATGATGTCAGACGACAAGCGAGTGTGGGAGCGTGGCAAAAACAATGAGCGCCACATCAAGGATTTGATTGACATACTAATTACTGAGCTGTATGTTAAGCCAATTGACCTATTGAAACAGCTGTTAGAATGCAGAAGCGAGCAACATACCGACGGGTTAACGCACCGCGTAATCAAGGGGTGGTTCGCTATTTATATGTAAACAATTATTATTTTATCTAAACTATTAACACAATGAAAGAGTTATTTAACATTTATGTAGTATATAATCCTAAAAAAGAATATGTAATCAGATGGGAATCCGACAATAGTATAGTGTTGTATGGTAGCGAGCTTGACGCTACATATGACTGCAACGAAGACGAGATTGTTATTACTGCAGATAAACTAAATAAAAAATATCAAGACGAAATATTATTGGAACTTAAACAATTAAACTAATAACACAATGAACTATTCATTTTATCTATTCGTAAACTTACGAAATGCCATACTTGGCGAAGGTGTTGAGTACGATTGTCAGTATGGTATTGACCAAACAATATTTGCAATGTACGAGAAATCAAAGTACAATGAAGATAACACACCCGAGTACGAGTGTATGGTCAACTTCTTAAACGCATACAAGGACAATAAGATTGACATCATTATGGACAGCTTTAACAACTACCTAAACAAACACGATTGGGTAGTATTGCTTGATGAAAGCGGTATCAGTCACGACTTTCTTAAGCCTAGAAGAGGCGATGTATTGCAGTTTATTAGAATCAATGACAACGACTCTACTATAGGTGAGTTCTTGCACTTACCCAGCAATCAACCGCTAAACATATTCGCTGACCGCACACTTAAACTAAATAAATAACTATGAAAAAACAATTAACAGCAAAATGGTTATTAACCGAGTTGCAAAATATGGAAGCGCTAGGAACCGACCTTTCTAAGGTAGAACTTAGCTACCGATTTGACCCCGACTCAGACGTAGAGCCAATTACATATGTAAGCGAGGGTATATACGATGCTGAGACTAATAATATTCTAGAAGAACTAATATTCTTGACCGATGCGTCGGAGTATGAAGATTAAATTATCTAAACTAATAATACAATGGAAAAATTATCAACACGCGCCATCCTAGTTACTGCATTGATAGACCTAGCAGGCGACGAATACGAAACAACGGAAGACTTTATTGATATGGCAAAGAAGTCTGAACTAGAGTTAATCCAAGACTTAATTCATACAGCTAGATACTATAAAAACTTAAACGATGAAGCAAGCTAAAAAATATTACCACAGCCACCATTGGATATACGAAATCCAAACGGAGAACGGCATCCGCTATACACCCGACATAGATTGGTCGGAGTGGACAACTATAGAAGGTGCTAAAGCGCACATAGATAATCTACAACGATAAAAACTATCATCAATGCCACGCAAGAAAAAATACCGCCTTACAGCATACGGCTACCAACAAATGCCATTCTTAACCGAGGGTACAATCGTTGAGCTGTCTTGGACACCTAACCTGCTGTATTGGGAAGAAATTTAGGTTAACGTGGGGAGCGTCACGTACAACGCTCACCTTTTTAAATTATCTAAACTAATAATTATGTTAACACTAGAACAAGACAAACAATTAGAACAATTATGCGATGACAATTCACCATATGTCATTATGAATGTAGTCAAAGAAGTATACAGCTCAGATAGAAAGCGCGACTTAATAGACGAGTGTATTGAGTTCCTACAAGACGAAGGATACCTTACTATTAAGCCATCTAATCTATTAGAACAGCAAAAGGTAGAAGACTTCATTGTAGAGTTGAAGCCACACTACAACGAGCGTCAATATCTATTTATCTAAACTATTAATATTATGACAACAAGAGAAAAGATTGCACTATACAACCAAGAGGCTGTTATGTGGGATAACCTAGATGAAGCTATTATCGGCATCACGGACGACGGCAAGGTAGTCTACGATATAGACAAAATGGTAGATATATTCTCAAAGGATATGAGTACCGATGATGCTATAGAATGGATAGACTACAATATTCTAGGCGCACACGTAGGAGACTACACTCCCGTACACATTCATAAAATAAATGCAATATAATTTGCAGTTATGCAAACATTATTTTAACTTTACACAAAACATACACATATGACACAAGACCAATGGAATTCTCTATTAGTTGAGCGTGCATCTGAGATGGCGCATCACCGCACTATTATTGACTTTATTATCAATGCCCCGTTTGACAAGGAATTTAAGGAAGACGACTTATGGGTATCTGATGGTGGAGAAGATGATGATTCACTTGTATACACGGACGAGGCTCAAGACGTATTTAACTTTTACTACGATGAGTACTACGACCAATTAGTTAACACCTATGAAATGCCAATACAATGAGTGACTTTGAATTCTTAAGATACCTACACCTAGCTATATTCACAGCTTGGGTCGTAGCATTAGTATCACTCGTAGTCGTAGTATTACGAGATAAACTAAACAAACATAAATGATTGACAATATTATATTAGCTGTGATAATATATTTACTTGCAGTAATATTCTTATCCAAAAAACACAAGACCAAATGAAACACTATGTATTTGCTAATACGCTAGATAACTACACATCTGAACGTGTAGAACATATTGAAGAGTTCAATGACTACAATACAGCTATGGATTATTATAGAAACACATTCAAGAATCAATCCGAGCAACTAGTAGACCACGGAGGTGACCATACTATTATGCTGTATACTAAAGAGAACCACTATGTACGCGTATTGAAGAGACACACTATTTCTACAACCTTTAATAAAATAGAAGACAATGACTAACGTAAAGAAACTACAAATAGCTTTGGATATTATATACGATTTGCCATTCTTAGAGAATGCCAAGATGATTGCAGTTACTGAACGCACTGCACTTCCAGAGTCTTACACATTAGTAAGAAGATATGTAATCAAGCATCAGACTATGGAGCTGTATGATATGAATATGGTAGGGCCTAAAACATACTATGCTGTAGTACGCAACCTAGGCGAGTTTCAGATAATGTTATAAATAAAAAATATGAGAAGAACGAAAAACGGAAGAGGGGTTACTGCTATAAGCCCATATGTTTATGTAGGTATAAGGCCAAATGACTTGCCTAAAAACATAAGGGTTAGATTAAAGTTTTTGAAGAGAAGCTACACGATAGATATCATTACATCTGCTATAAAAAAGGTTACAAAAATAACGCACCAGCAGATTGGCAGACAAAATAGGCAAAGAGATGTAAGTGAGGCAAGAAAGATGTACTGCTATTTCGTAAAACAAAAGATGAATCTGTCATTGAAAGAAATAGGCAATAGTATTGGTAGAGACCATACCACCGTGATTCATAACATTGAAGTATTTAAAGACTTGTACGAAACAGACCTTCACTTTAAATCTAAGGCTGATAAGATATCTGACTTGATTGAAAACAATAGCCTAGATAATCTATAAAATGTATTACTATTTAGAAAACGGGAAGGTAGTGTTTACGGAGAAGTTCCACCTTGAGCGTGGATACTGCTGTAATAATAATTGTAGACACTGCCCCTATAAAACACAACACAATGGAAGTATTGAAGAAACTATTCACAACCCCAAGAGCGGAGAAACCAACGATGAGCTACGACAAGGCTGTCCTCACAGCAGAATTGAGGACGACCCTATTGAATGAGCTGTTTGAAATACAGCGTGGCATCCTAGACAAAAAAGGCTACGACTATGCAGGCGAGGACGTGCTGTCTAATTTCAGATTAGCAGGTATGATTGTCAATCAAGGCAGTACACATCCCGATGCTGTCAATTGTCTTAACCTAATAGGCACTAAGGTCGCAAGGCTAGGTCAATTACTATCATCAAACAAATCTGCGCAGAACGAAAGCGTACAAGATTCTATCGTAGACCTATGTAACTACAGCGCATTACTTTATCTAATCCTTAAAATGGAGAAATAATATATGAACGAAAAAGAAAAAATAATCAATTCCTTTCCCGAAAATAGCATTTACTTTACCTTAAAGGATGAATCTAATCCTATAATGGTAATAAGTAACGGAAAATTTTATTGGAAAGATAAAGAGATAGACGATATATACAATATTTATGAAAGATTTAATGAATGGCTTACAAAAGCTCAAAACAAATAACCTATGAAACTGCTGAATAACTTTAGGGTAACTAACAGCAACAAAACCACAGGCTCTGAGATATCCATTGAAGACATTAACAGAGACGAAGTAATACGCATACACGCTGTATTCTTCAAGAAGTCTGGTCGCAAACAGCGTCAGACACTTAGTCTACTAATTTGGTGGGCTATTAAACACTATTTTAAAATCATATGTAAACGATAGCTATGGATAACAGATTACTTAGCTTTTTTGCCGCAATAGGCGTATTTGTATGTATATGCTGTATAGCTTACTTGACACTGCATACAATATCTGGATTTCAAGAAAAACAACAACAGAAGTATGTTATAGATAGCCTAGAACAAGAGATACTACTTAGAGATAACCTTATTAAACAATCTAAAGACACAACCTATGGCGAAGAAACACCAACAAGCATTAAATAGTACGCACTTAGGTAGCGTATTCGTAAAAGAAGAAGATAATTTCGTACACAGCTACGAGTTATACCACCAAGAAACACTTGACACTACGATTATAAAGTACGCAGAAGGTAAGCTGTGGGACAGAGAGGTTCAAGGGACTGCAGCAGGGTCTGTCTTTGACAACGGGGACATTGTGACCATCAGTATAGGTCTCACTATGTTTCAGTTAGACTATTCTGAGATGGAAGTCCTAACAGCCCTTATAATGGCCTGCAATGACACTGAGATGGAGTTTAGAAAGTATATTGTTTCCTCATCTATAAAACCAATCTAATGAAAGGACTAATACTTCTGATGCTACCAATGGCTGTAGCCATTTTCACAGCGTTCTACCTATTTGAAAAGGACGCAAACAAGCCAGACAGCTTTGACGAGCGAGATATCTACAAATAGATTTGGTAATTTAAAAACTATTTATATCTTTGCTGTACAAATCCGATAAGGTAGGGGATGACTTTATCGGGTATGTTTCAAGAACTAACCCTTCTTAAGATATGCCCATTAGAATCCCCTCTAGTGGGCTTTTTTATTCCACTTACCTACGGATATGAAGGATGCAGAAGCATCCCACTCATAGTTCCGAGTACAAGGAAGCTAGTAGCTAACGCCTGCAAAGATTCCGTTAACTACGAATATTCTTTTAAATGTATAGTATTGTTCTAGACTTCCGTAACTATACAGCCTCACGTAACGACAACTCATTAACTCATTAGTATGTATGGTAAGATAGACAGGTCGTATCTCCTTTGGGGGTAGGGGGTATGACTTGCGTTTTTCTTACCTACGTTCACCAATCTATTAATCTATTAGTATGAATAAACATATAAGCACTACGCTCGGATTCGCGAAGTTTTTCGTAGTCTCCGTACCAATAGCTTGCGTAATATATACGTGCGCTATGTTGATAAGTTTTTGTAAAAAAACTATAGAAATATTTGGCAAGTAGTATAACTATTTGTAGTTTCGCAAACAATAAAATATAAACAATATGAGTATCGTAAAAATCCAAGAGGAGCTAAAAGCTCCAAAGAACCAACGTAATAACTTTGGTGGCTACAACTATCGTAGCGCAGAAGACATCATTGAAGCTGTTAAACCTATAGCACACAGGTATGGTTACTACCTTATTATCTCAGATGAAATAGTAGAGGTAGGTGGACGTATCTACGTAAAAGCTACAGCTAGATTACAGCCTAACGAAGCGGGTAATATATACTCCGCTACGGGATGGGCTAGAGAAGAAGAAACAAAGAAAGGTATGGATGGCGCGCAAATCACAGGTGCTGCTAGTTCATACGCACGTAAGTATGCATTGAATGGCCTATTGGCTATTGATGATACAAAGGATGCAGACGCAACCAATACGCACGGCAAGGAAGAAGTTAGTAATGTAGCTGTACCACAAACAGCTCCAGCTGTTAGAGTATACCCTGCGAAGAATAGCTCAGATAAACCAGAAGACGATAAGGCTTGGTTAAATAAGAATAACCCTAAATGGTCACTTATTGTACAGCAATTCAAGACAGGTGAAAACAATATCAATAACCTACGCAAGGAATTTAAGGTATCTAAGGCTGTAGAAGCTGAGTTAACAGCACTAAGCGTATAGTATGGCTGACTATCCTACGGGCAAATGGTATCGTTCATACATAGAAAAGTATGAGGAGAACATATTTAAAAAATTTGAAGAAGATATTATGGCAGGTAAAATAACAGAATCAAAAAACATACAGCTTAAGCTAGAAGAAATTATAGATGCGCTACGCAACGCTATAGAGAAAGGCAACGACCTACACTTAGGTATAGTAATTGGACAGACTCTTAAACAGCTAGAAGATATCGCATACAAGTAAACGTATTGCCCTCCCACTTAAATTTATTATTAATTAACAGGGGTGTTGGTTATGTAAATTGGGAGGGTAACCTTGTTTTATTTTAAATTGAAAAATCAATGGCCTGCGGTGTTTCTACATTGGAGGCCGCTTTTTTAAAAACAATTAACCAATGATAACATTAGAACAACTACAAGAGCGACCACTTAGCTACAGCTCACTAAAAGAATTCGCTAAGAGTCCTCGTCACTACCTAGACTATCTAAACAGAAAGAAGGAGACTACAGCTCCTATGCTGTTTGGTAGTATGGTACACTGCCTATTGCTTGAACCATCTAAGTTTAACGAAGAGTTTGCTGTGATGGGTACAATAGATAGACGCACATCTGCAGGAAAAGAAGCATACGCAAAGTTTGTAGAAGAGTCTGCAGGTAAAGAAGTAGTTATGGAAAATGATTACAACGAGGCGAAAGGTTTAGCTGATAATGTTTTATCTAATCCTAAGTTAGCTCCGTGGATACATAACTGTCATCAATACGAGCAGGAGTTTCGCGCTGAAATGTGGGGTCTACCCGTACGTGGTTTCTTTGATGGTATAGCAGAAGACTATATACTTGAAGTTAAGACTACGATGGATGCGTCACCAGAAAATTTAATGCGTGACTTTTATAACAGACAATACCATATGCAGGCTGGATTGTATAATCTAGTTTCAAATAAACCTATCAAGTATCTTATCATAGAAACGAAAGGCCCTTACGATGCGTACATTGCAGATGCAACAGAAAACTATATCAAGAAAGGTCAGGAGCTGTTTTCAGATACTATTGTTAAGTTTAACAAATGTATGGAAGACAATGCGTGGACTAAAGGATACGAATACCATAATAACAATATTACGATAGACCTGCCATCGTGGGTAAAATAAATTTGGCAGTTTCGCAAAAGTTTGTATATTCGCAATGGGTTTTCTCATCATTGTGTTAAATATAGGGGGTGCTAGGCATAGATAGTACCCCCAAACTTTAGAAACTTATGGGTAGATTTGATACCTTAAAAATAAATACGAGATTCCTGCCTATATCAGATGCGCAGGAGCTTGAAGACCTTTCGGATTTGGAATTCCAAACGAAAGACCTAGAAAAACAATTCTTAGAATATGAAGTAGGCGAAGATGGTTATTTGTATTTTGAAGACTACGAATACGAAATGATACCATCCGACAATCCTGAAGGACTATTTAATATTAACCTAAGAAAGATTAACCAAACCATTAAAAAAAGCTACCACACAGGTGACGTTGAGTTTTACGGGAAACCTTGGGAGTATATGTATACATTCAAGGCACACTTCCAAGACGGGAAACTAGAAAGGGTAGACTTGATAAACAAAGAATAGACCACTGAAACCATATGACGACAAAGAACAAGGGTATAAACAAAGCAAAATTAACCAAACAATACCCACAAGTAGCAAAGATTGTAGATGCCATCCTTGAAGAAAACAAGAATGATAACTATTGGTTTTATGTAAACTATTGTGGTAAATATAAGGACAAGAATGGAGCTGCTAGAGCAGTTTCTATGGGCTCTATTTTTGACCTTCTAACTAACTACGGATATAAGATTGATATAATAGTAAAATAGTTTAATACGGACATACAATCACACGCCCTGCGTTTCTACGTGGGGCTCATTTTGAAAATTTTTAACCAATAAAACATAGACACAATGTCACAAGAACAAACACAAAGAAGCTCAATAGGAGCTTGGAAAAGACAAACACCAAGAGGTGAAGTAATTAACTTTACAATCAACGGCCAGAAATATAATATGTGGCCTAACACGAAGAAGTCTAACGAAAAACAACCTGACTTCAACATCTTGGAAGACAACTACGTTCCTCAACCAAAAGTAGCTGTTCAACAGCCACAGCAACAATATGTTGCACAGCAACCTCAGTACGTACAACCTCAACAGCAGTATGTACAACAACAGCCGCAGCCACAACAACCTCAACAAGGTTATGTTCCTGCTGGCAACGGATTGAATTTCTAGTTTTTCTTTTTTTGATTCATAATTATAATTTGTCCCTCACGGCCTAAAAATCGTGAGGGTTTTTTACCACTATGCAATACACGGTAACAGTATTTAACAACATTAGAAACGTAACAGACCCTATTGAAAAGGACTTACGTGATGTTCTTATGGCCATCAGAGATGGTGCATACAAAGAACAAGTAGAAGCAATACGTAATTGCACAGACTCCTATAAAATCCCTTCCCTCAAACAAAATCTTCCGTGTGTACTTTACGCTGGGCTGTTTAAAAAGCCTGTAGAAAAAGTATACGACAACGGACAAAAATATATATCGTATAGAGACGATAAATCATTAACCATACATAGTGGCTTTGTACCTATAGATATGGATGGTATAACAGATATACCTGCTAAGAAAGAAGAACTAAAACAGAACCCATACATCTTTGCGCTGTGGACATCCGCTAGTGGCAAGGGTATACACGGCCTTATAAAGATTGGTGATACCAATAAACATACGGAGCACTACAAGGCTATCTTGGAATTGATTCCAGACCTTGACCCTACAGCTAGAAATCCTTCACGTGTGCTGTATATGTCTTACGACCCTGATATGTATGTTAATAGTTCAGCTAGCATATTCTACAATATTGTAAAAGAAGAAGAATTAAAGGCTGCTAATATCGTATATGGTGATGGATATACTGACTATAGAAAGTTGGATATCGCATCTAGGATGATTAGACTCGCTAAGGAAGGCGAGAAACACCACGTTCTATTGAAAGCTGCACACCTTATGGGTGGATACGTAGCAACTAAACATATAGAGTATGACATTGCTTTTAATATACTTGTTCACGAAATTTCTAAAAAAGATGTGCAAGACTTAAATCTTGCGAAGAAAACTATAGAGGATGGTATGCGTCACGGTATGACGATGCCTATATCTGAAATAGAAACTCAGTTCAGAGAAGCTGCACGTATCATTGGAGTACAAGAAGAGGACTTAGCTTTCCTCTCATCTAATCCTAAAGACGATGACTTTATTTATAAATTCAGGTCTGGTCTTATCCCTATGGGATTACCGTTTGGATATACTGAGATGGACGAGCATTTAAGGCTCAAGGAAGGCGAATTCTACGCATCCCTAGCGCATAGTCACATTGGTAAAACAACCGTGAATCTGTGGCTTATATTCCTATCTGCGATACACTACGATTGGAATTGGATGATGTATATGGGTGAGAATCAGTCTGCTTCTATCAAGATGAAGCTAATGGAATTCTTTATCGGTAAGAAGATTAAGGATATGAACGACCACGAACACAACGTATCACTACGTTTCGTAGAGGAGCACTTCTTTATTCTGTCTACAGATAATATGTATACATACGGAGAAATCTTAGATAACGCTAAGGTTCTAATGCAATACAAATCTTTGAAGGGTGTATTTATAGACCCATACAATAGCCTTAAGATGGAGCTGACAACAGCTAAGAACAAATACATCTATGACTACGAGGCGTACAGTGAAATGTTAAACTTCACTAAGAAATACAACACAACTATATTCTTATCTGTTCATACTACGACAGCATCACAAAGAGAACGTGACAGCGAAGGCAACCAGAAGATGCCACACGCAGCTGATACAGAGGGTGGCGCAGCATTGTATAATAGGGTAGATAACTTTATAACTTTGCATAGAAAGATTAAGAGTCAGGACGAGTGGATGTATACGCAAGTATCAATAGACAAGGTTAGAAACGGAGAGACGGGTGGTATGCCTACGCGTGTTGGTAATCCTTGTATCATCAAGATGAATAGAGGTATAGAGTTTACTGATATGAATGGTGCACTACCATTTAATAGAGACCAATTATTACTTAAATATAAATGTAAATTTTAGGATGGCATACGCTTTTATAGATGAACAGAGAGTCTCTATATTGGCCTACGATGTGACGATAGCTAATATAGAAGAGAGAAAGAAGAAAGCAATAGAATTTAAAACATTGAAACTAGCAGAACAAAAGCTGGGTGTAGGACAACACGTGCTGAAGAACGCCCTAAAGAATAGGGGTCGTGTATTTTCTACACTATACCAAAAAGAGTTTGCTGTTAGACTTAAACCACTGAAGAAATGAAATACTCCTCTAGCTTTACACACGACCTAGCCTTTGGAGAAAAGGCAGAGGATTGGGTAAACGATATTTTTAAAAATGGAAAGAAGGTTGAAGTTAAGTATGACAGGATTGCTCACAAGACAGGGAACATATTCATAGAGTATGAGTCAAGAGGCAAGCCTAGTGGTATAGCTACAACAGACGCAGACTATTGGATTTATAAATTAGAAAAGACAGAATGCGCTATAATTCTACCTGTAGAATACCTAAAAGAAAAACTTCGTTCTTATTACCACGAAGGAATATATTTAATCAATGGAGGAGATAACAATACGTCAAAAGGATTTTTAGTACCAATAAATAAAATAATAACACAATGAAACCCGTAAATGTAAGTTTTAACGTAGGCTCTTTTGAAGAGAAACAATTCAACGAATGCAAAGTTATGTATGCAAAGTTCCAAGAGTCTGTATCTAAACAGATAGACTGCTCTGACCCTAATCAAATCATAGAGCATATGACAGAGTTAACATCTATGCTAAGTATGGGTGCTGTTTGTAAAGCTACCCTTGAATATCTAACAGATAAGTTATCCGTAAAGGCTTTGATGAACCTGAGAGATATTGATGGTAGTGCTAATGAGCGAAAGGTAATGTTAGCCTTTGCTATTGGAGATTGTAGCTTCTATAACAATGTAGTAGAGTTATTAATCAAAGAAGCACACTATAAGATAGAAATACTTAGAAGTTCTTTATCTTACTGCAAATCAGAATTAAACATTCAGTAGTATGGCAATACACGAACTAAGAAATACTATAGACGTAGAGACACCGCTTGGTTATGGCAAGGCTATAGCTTGGATTGACTATGGTTCTCAGATGAACACAGTCTGGAAGGTCGTACTTTATGCTGATGGAAAAGTTCGTAACTTTTACGATGACGATATATACGTTTACCCTAATAAAATGGATGGCGGTGCAATTCATACAAGCTATAATAATCAAGTCAAGTAAGCTCCCTATTGAACTACAGGAAGGATGCCATTTAAAAAAGATAAAGGGTAAATATTATTTAATAAAAACAACGATAGTATATGGAAGAGGATTTAAATTTAGATAGGGCTGTACTTAAGATAGTTGAGTATTGTTGGTATAATAGACAAAGATTTCCAACCTTAACTGATATAGCTTCGGTTACAAAATGTTCTAGCAGAACACTAACTAGAATAGCTAGGGACAATAATTTACCGCCTAGATATAATATAAGTAGATATGCGACAGATAAAGAAAGTGCAAAAGCACGGACAAAAGTTTGATTCTAGACTAGAATTATTCTTCTATGAGTTATTAGTAGATGCTAAGATACCTTTTGAGTTTCAGGTATGTTACGAGATGGTGCCCTCGTTTAAGTACGATGGTAAAGCTGTACGGCCTATGACACTCACAGTAGACTTTGACTTTACAGACCACGGAAAGAATGTTATTGTAGACACCAAAGGCTTTTGGCGTAACGATAATAAGCTCAAGTGGAAGTACTTTCAATGGGGTATGTCTGATGTACAACCTAAATTATTTTTTCCAAAATCGCAAAAAGAATGCAAAGAAGTTTTGGAATTAATAAAAAAATTGTAATTTAGCAAATAACCTAACCATATCTAATGAGCAAAAAAGATTTTCGTCCTCGCCTTACAGCTGACGAATACACCATCCTACAAGACATACGCAATAAACACGCAGCCTTAGAAGCAGAATGCTTTGCACAAGGATTACCTGTAGAATCAGTAAAACAATATTGGTATAAAGGAGAACACTTCTCCATTAACCTACGAGGCGAAGGGGGTAAATCATATGAACAAATTAAAGACGATATTATTAAGGAGATGCAAGGGCACGCTCCAAAATACCAAAAGATAAAGCGTGACAAAGAAAATCTTAAATTAGATGGTCATCTGTTGGTGATAGACCCTGCTGACATCCACATTGGGAAGCTAGCTAAGGCTATAGAAACAGGTGAAGAGTATAATAATAAGATAGCTGTTGAGCGTGTAATGATGGGAGTATATGGCATTGTAGAAAAGGCTTCAGCTTTTAAGACTGATAGAATTTTATATATAATAGGCAATGATATATTACATATTGATACACCTAAACGCCAAACAACTTCTGGCACTCCACAGGATACAGATGGTATGTGGTATGATAATTTCACTATAGCTCGTAGATTACACGTAGAGGTAATTGAAATGCTTAGAGAGATTGCAGATGTGCACGTACAATACGACCCATCTAACCACGACTATACCAATGGATTCTTTTTAGCAGATACACTAGCGTCTTGGTTTCACAATGACCAACACGTTACGTTTAATGTCACACCTGCACACAGAAAGTATTTCCACTACCACAATAACCTTATAGGTACAACACACGGAGACGGAGCAAAGCAAGCAGACTTACCATTGTTGATGGCACACGAAGCCAAACAAGAGTGGGCTATATCTGACCATAAATATTTTTACATACACCACATACACCACAAGCAGTCTAAGGATATTATGGGAGTTACCATAGAAGCATTAAGAAGCCCTTCAGGAGCAGATAGTTGGCATCACCGAAATGGTTACCAGCATTCACCAAAGGCTGTTGAAGGTTTTATGCACCATAAGATATACGGACAGATAGCTAGGTTCACGCACATTTTCTAGTTGGCGTAGATATACGACAATAGGAATGGGTCGTTGATATTGGCAGGAATGCCGTCATCATATGTGATGAAATCGTCAATGTATTCATCCTCAATCATTTCCAAAATATTCATTTGGGAGCACAAATAAAGGCGTTTAAATTGTATATTTGGAACTTCCTTATCAATCTGTTGAATTGCTATTATCATAGCTAAAATTTTGTTCTTATGAAGATAATAAAAATAGAAGAGTCCAACAAGGACAACCAAGACTTAGAAGTGTTATTGAAAGAAAAAGCAAAGGTAGATGCCTATGCTAAAAAGTTATCCGATAAAATACGTGAGATTATATATAAGTACGATACAGGGAAGATGGACTTTACAAAAAAAGCCTAAGTAGAAGATTTCTCTTCGTCCTTAAGCTTCTTTAGCTCCTTATACTTGATAAAGATGCCGATAATCAAATAGATAATTGACAAGAAGGAGATTCCTAGTGTCAATAACATATTGATGTTGGAAATGTTGAACATACTCATAATATTTAAAATTACCGCTCCTATTGTACTTGGTATTCCTACCTCGTCCGAAATTTTAAATTGCTCCATTTCTGTTCATCTATTTAATTAATTGCAAATATATTACTTCTTAGTAGATTTTCCGTTCTGTCCATTACGACCACGATTCTTAGACTGATGTTCTAGCTTCATCTTGCCATCCTTAGTATGACTCATATCCTTGTCATCACCATTACCATAAGTTCCTGCCTTACGATTAGCCCTATTTAGTTCTGCTCTATACTTCTTTTGCTTCTCAGTTGCAGCATACTTCTTATCATACGCTCTCTTGCGTGCGATAGAAGATGGGCTCCATTTTAATTTAAGATAGCTCGGATGTTTACCTGCATTTTTATTCTTAGGCATTTACACAAATAGTTTTAATAGTGTCCAAAGTTACTGAATTAACAGCTATATTGCCTGGTTGTTTAGTGTCCGACATTTACTTGTTTTTGAAGGCTGTCAATAATGATTCTGTCTTGCTTTACTTGTTGAGTAAGCTGTGCGTTCTCTATTACACCTGCTACTACCAATACGCTTAGGCATATGATAATAATACAGAATAATAAAAATATACTTCTTGCCATTATGCTAATAGTTGATGGTATTCTTTAAAATGTTTTACTCTATCATCAAGACCGATAGTTCCTCCGTTTACCTTCTTGGTAATCTTAGTAACTACTTCTGTAGTATTACCTTGGTCAGCGATAGCGTTCAAGCCATTCTTAGACCAGAACCAAGCAGCAGATAGTAAAGGATACTTTGTAGCTACCAAGTCAGGATTCGCTTCAATGTTGTCTTCAACAGTCTTATCAAACGCTTGATAATTTGTCTTACCTGTAAGCTGGATATAGCCCCTTCCACGAAATTTATAGCCTTCACCAGAAGCCTGGTTACCATTCCCCATTCTGTTTGCGTAGACAATGTTTGCGATTTTTTCAGGTTTACGTTGATATTCTGCAGCACTCTCTGCTGTAAAATACTTTTTAAATATATTCTGCAATCCTTTAGCACTATAGTTTAAGTTCTCTGTAGTAACTCTAAAGCCACCACTCTCGTGCCCTGTTTGAGCAAGGAAGTGTGCTAATCTTAATGGAGTGTTTACTCCGAACTTCGCAGCCACGTCTGGTATCTGATTGATTACAGAGTCAGGAATATGGCCTTTCAATTTAGTTAAATCCATTTTACTTATTTTCTTTTATATTCTTATTACCAAATACAGCCTCTACGCCTGTGATACCACACATAGTTAATGCTGTGTACATTAATCCGTTAAATACAATAGGTTCAATTACGAACGCAATTCCCATAGCTCCTGTAACAATATCTGTTAGGGCATAAACAGCCATTAACACAAATGATACAAAACCTAATACAGCTTTCTGATTTACGTCAGACTTGTCGCTGAACATTCTAAGTAAAAATTCTTTCATAAGATTTATTTAAGTTTCCAATAAATTGATGCATTAATAAACGGAGTCTTATTGATGTCAATACCTGCTCCGATATTATACAACTTGTCGCACTTTGTGTTAATCAATAGATTTGCACCTACGTGGTTTATGTAGTTGGTTCTGTCAAAGCCCATACCTACACCCCAGAATATCTTGGTCTTAGGTAGTTCTTTAACTATGGTTGTTTCTTTAATTGTACGTTGCTTAACATTAGCTGTAAACATTCTAGCCTCAATCGTATTCTTGCTGATTGTATCTAGCATAATAATGTAACCTAAACTATCTGGCAAGTACAAGGTATCCTTGTATACGTTCTTAGCAAAGTAATTCTTGATAATGGCAATCGTATCCACGTTCATAGGAACTTGTACGAAGATTGTCGTATCGTGGTAAATGTCTTTACCTTGCTTCGTAATTACCTTAGTCTTTACGATATCAATAGTATCAATCTCGTGCTTGATAACCTCGTAAGGCTTACCATCCACGTATTTTATATTGGGCTTCAAGGGATTATGAAACCCATTGATAAAGAAGTTTAGCGCTAACGCGCCAACTATCATCAATAATGCTGGTTTAAGTAATTTCATATAGCAAATTTACAAATTAAATTTAGTACCGACTAACAGCCCTATTGTATGCACAGGCCCCATATATTTCACGTTTAAGGCCAATTTAAAGCGTTTTGAGAGGGCTATGTCAAAAGATGACCCAACTATATAGCTTAATTGGCTCACGGAGCTTAAATCGTCTGATTTTGAGCTGTAGGATAATGGGCTAGACATCAGGAAAACTTCAGGCGTAATGCCTAGTCTTTTGCTGTAGGTGAATGGCTTCATACCAAATATTACTATAGAGGACGTCCAAAACTGTTGCTTATTATCCTCAAAAGGGATAGATGTGTTGATAATACTCAACGCATACCCATAGATATAGCTGTTCTTCATCATCACATATGAATTACCTGCAATATGTAATAGACTCCCTGCGTTATAGGCTAGGGTATATGACATTGTTCCAATGCCACATAACTGCCCATTTTGGATATCCATCTTAGAATAGCGTGTAGAAAGCGCAAATTGTTTTAAATTTGAGAAGATGGTTAGCGTTGAACCATAAGATACATCACCTGCCATAGAGGCTCTAGAAACGCCCAGATTGGCCATTAAATTAAAATCCCCATCCAATTGCTTAACACTACTCATATCCGAAGAAAATATAAGAGGCGTTTGACCAGCCTTGGCATTACTCTTCTTTTTCTCTTCCTTCTTACTCTCCTTTTTCTCCTCTTTCTTACTCTCGGATTTGCTTTCGGACTTGGACTCTTCACTATTGGATTCATTGCTTGCTTCCGCCTTGCTTTCCGATTTACTTTCGGAAGAACTACTGCTACTTTGAGACGAGCTAGAACTACTATTAGAGGCAGCTGGTGCGCTAGAAGATGGCGCAGCTGGCGCAGGAGCAGGAGCAGGCGTTGGAACACTTACACTACTAGCAGCACTCGCAGCAGCACTTGAAGCCGCAGATGAGGCAGCGGATGAAGCTGCACTTGATGCAGCACTACTAACGGCAGCCGATACTGATGCTGAAACTGTTTGTTGTGTAATCTGTTGAGTTAGTTGATTGACAGGGCAAGGAGCTGAATACTCTGCATATACCTGATTTACCCACTGCATTAAGGCACCTGAGCGTACATCTTCAGCTGTGATGTATTTAGACTTATTCATAAACACCAATGTAGTACCCTGCAAAGGCACTACAAAGACTGTAACCTTCTTAGTACAGGGGTCTACAAATGTGTTCGTAAGAACTTGTGCATTTAATATTTTTGTACAGAAAAGCGTACAAAAAAACGTACAGAATTTTATTCTATTTCGTAAAGACATTCTTTTTAACCATTCTTTGTAGGATGCGAGCACACGCAATATCTAGTGCTTTCTTTGTGGCTGTTCCTATAGTAGATTGGTTAAATTTAACAGGGTCTAAGTTAGTGTCATTCAATAGGCTTGCTTCTCTTGTAGTCTTAGCTTCGCCTAATCCTGATGCTGCTATAATTTCTCCTGTCTCTGCATTGGTAAATCTTACTTGTAATCCTATTCTTGTAACTACTGTTTCCTTGATACCATCCTTCACTCTGATTTCTTCATCTTCTGAAACAGAATAATCGTAGCATTCAATTTCTACGAAGTAGTGTGCTAGTCTAATCTTTCCTCTTCCGTCCAACTTATCTTGAGAGATTCCTGCCTGTGAAGCTTGGAATTGCTTGACCATTCGGTTCTTAATCTCTGTCTTG